GAAGTATCACATCTAGTCTATTACCCAACTAAAGACGGTAAATCTAAGGTTGTGTATGAAGTTAGTTGGCGGTGCAATGGAACGGAAGAAAAGGATGACGAAACTTATTCGTCTTCCGCAGCAGGAAATAATATTATCACATACGATGCGGATGCTTCGTTTACTGCTTTTGACGATCTGACTGAAGAACAAGTTCTAGGTTGGATTTGGAAAACTGACTCAGATGATGAAAATGATATGAGTAAAGTGGTTAAAGCTGATGTTGAAGCTAATGTGCAAGCATCAGTTGATGAACATATTACGCCAACTTCTGTTGTAGGGTTGCCTTCTGGATGGTAATGTGGTAATATAAATTATGTTTTGTGTTTTAACAAAGGAGTCTTTACATGGCTGATACAAAAGACAATATCATTAACATTAATGGTACTGAGTACGACACTGATTCGTTTAACAACGAACAGAAATATGTGATTGCTCAGATCAGAGATTTGCAAGCTAGATTTGAAGTTGAGAAATTTAAGCTTGATCAAACTCAAGTTGCTTTACAGTCTTTCACTTCTGCTCTTATTAAAAGTTTAGAAGAGAGCGAAGAAGAAAAAGTTGAAGCTGAAAAAGTAGCTTCGTAAGAAGTATTCACACATAAAAAAGGGAGGAAGCATGTTAGAAGAAGTAAAGACTGTTGGCGATGTTGTAGGGGTTGGATCAACAGTTGCTCTTTTGGCTGGGTGGCTTCCTCCTTTAGTTTCTATAATTACTTTGATATGGTTTGGAATTAGAATATATGAAACAGATACAGTACAGAAATTGTTGAAAAAAAAGTAAATAATTATGGCAGCACTTTTTGATAATACATCTATGTTTACTGAGTCAGAGCCCCCTAAGACTGTTACTGACGTTTATTATACTTGGGACGAAGAAGACGTTGGAGATGGTGATTGGGAAAGGGTAAGAAAAACACATAAAAGACAAGTAGCTAATCCTGCTTGGGCATCTTGGAATACACGTAAACAAGCTTTTGAAGTTGACAAGATAAAAAAAGCTGACGAAGCACGACAGGCTGAAGAAGCACGACAGGCTGAAGAAGCGCGAAAGGCTGAAGAAGCACGAAAGGCTGAAGAAGCGAGAAGGGCTGAAACGCCTACAGCTACTACGCCTACAGCTACTACGCCTACAGCTACTACGCCTACAGCTACTACGCCTACAGCTACTACGCCTACAGCTACAGCCGCTACACCTACACTTACAACCACTACGCCTACACCTACACCTATTACGCCAACTTATACAGGGGAAAAACCAGTGTCCTATGAAAGATCGCCAGAACCTCCTAAAACTATTTCGCAACCTTACACATACGTAGCTGAGGAAGAAGACCCTAATGTAGAGAATCAAACTATAGAAGTTACTAAAACAGGAACAAGACAAGTACCTAATCCTGCTTGGGAAGCTTGGAATAATCCTGATATGACGGCTCATAGAGAAGCTCTTTTTGGCCCATATGATCCCTCGCGTGTATATCCTGAGTTTACTTCTGCGCCTACTGCTGCGCCTACTGCTGCGCCTACTGCTGCGCCTACTGCTGCCGCTCCTGCTGCGCCTACTGGTATCATAGATGAATCTACAGGTATTGATGTAGGTTTAGCAAGAAAAATACGAGAACAACAAGCTTTAGGTGCTGGAAATATTTTAACAAAAACAGGTGCAACTGGAGTTGATCCTGCAACAGGAAGATTTGATCCTTCTAAAGTAGAAATGTTATATGATCCTGTTAAGTATTCAATTCAAGAAGGAGAATTAAGAACAACAGATGATAAACTTATTGATCCTGCTGCATTACCATCACCTGATGATATTTCAGGAGTACAACAAACTTCCGTAGCTCCTCAAGATGCTTCTTTAATCAGTAGTATAGAAAGAACTTATTCAAATGTTCCAACTGCTGTTGCTGCACAAGGAACTATATCATCAAAAGATGTAATTGATCCTAATCAAGTTGTAGATGAACGTACAAAACAACAAATGTTTGAACGTGGAAGTTTAGCTGAAGCACAAACACAAACACTAGCTCAAGAAGCTTCTACAGCTTATCAGATTGAACAGCTTACTAAAGGAATAGAAACAGGAAAGTTTCCACCGTGGGCAGCACCTACTGTTCGTAAAGCAAATGAAATAATGAATCAAAGAGGATTAGGTGCTTCCAGTATGGCAGCAGCAGCAATCGCTCAAGCTATTCAAGAATCGGCTATACCTATCGCTGCTAACGATGCTCAGAAAGCTGCTACACTTCAAATTCAAAATCTTAACAACAAGCAACAAACTGCTTTAGCTAATGCAGCTACTATTGCAACGATGGATCGTCAGAATTTAGACAATAGAATGAAAGCTGCACAACAGAATGCTCAATCATTTTTACAGATGAATTTGCAGAATGTTTCACAAGAACAAGCAGCAGCAATAACAAGTTATCAATCTAATGTACAATCTTTATTTACTGATCAAGCTGCTGAAAATGCTAGATTACAATTTAATGCTACTTCTGATAATCAAGTAAATCAATTTTATGATCAATTAGGTTTGAGTGCTGCTGAAAATAATGCTAATAGAGATGTTGCTATTCAAAAGTTTAATAGTGAAGAACAAACAGCAATAAATGAATTTAATTCTAATTTAGATAATGCAAGACAAGTATTTAATGCTAATATGCAAAATGCTATTGATCAGTCGAACGTACAGTGGAGAAGAAATATAAATACAGCTAATACTAATAATGATAATATGGCTTCTCAACGTAATGCTGCTGTTCTTTTAGGATTGACAACTCAAGCTCAGAATAATCTTTGGCAAGAATACAGAGATGTAGCTCATCAACTTTATGCTTCATATGAGAATGATAGACAAAGAACACACGATATTGTTGTTCAAGGTATTAAACATCAATTTAGTGCTGAACAATACCAAAATATGTTAGACTACAGAGCTTCAGTAGCAACAGGAGCAAGAATAAACGGATGGGTTGAAGGTTTACTAGGTCCAGTTGCAAAAAAAGGCGCTGAAGCAGTAGTAAAGGGGATTTTTGGTGATAATGATAAGGAGACTCCATTCTCTTACGGTTCATCTCCTGCTTCGGTGTATACAGATGAATATGAAGGAGCGATATTCGATGATTATGATATAGATACTTTAGAATATGATACTGATTACTTCTTGGAAGAAGAAGGTGAATATTATGGATAAAATAAAGAAAAACGGAGATTAGAAAATGGGTTTATTTGACGGTATTGTTGGTTCAGTCGTTAACAGTGTTGTAGGCAGTGTAGCAAGTAGAGCAGGAGCGGAACTTGGAGAAGCGATATTTGGTGATGATAAAAAATCAACTGCGGCGTCCACTGGTCCTACAGTAGCTCCCGGTACTCCTTATTCACAGGTAGACCCTCTTAAAGGTCTTGAAGAACCGAAACCACCGCCGGGTGTAGGAGGATTTATGGGAAATGTAACAGTTAAACCTTCTAGAAGTAGAGAAGAGTACAATCCATATCTAACAGAAGGAGTAAACGGTTTACTTAAAAGTGTAATGAGTGACCCTCCTGCTTCCCCTAAAATGGTACAAGAAATAGCGATGGCAAGTGCAGCAAGTAATATTACTTCTTCAGGAAGTAGTAGAAAAGCTCTTCAGAAATTATTTAAAACTTAGATATTGGAGAATATAAGTGATTAATCTTGAAGACGATCCTTTTAGATCAAACCCTATTCCCGGTCAATCTTTAACATCAGAACCGGGTAAGCTTCCTTATGAAAAACCTCCTATGTACGCAAATACAATGGAAGCTTTTCAATCTATAAAATCTTCTTTATATAGAAGTAGGGAATCTGCTGAAGAATTAGCTGAGATTATAAATTCAGGAATATCTTGTGAAACGCTTGCATCTTCAATCGTTATAAGTAGTTTTATGAAAGGAATGTTTAATCCTGATGTTGCTGAATTGATAAAGCCATTTGTAGCTCTTGAAATATATAAGATAGCTGAGAGAGTTGGTGTTACTAATATAATTTTATTTAATAAACCTTTAGAAGATAAAGTTTATGATAATAGAAATGTGTTAGATCAGTTTAAAATGTCAATAGGACATGAAAGCTCAATAGAGGATAAGGAAATTAACGCTCTTATAGAAAAATCTTTAAGTAAAGAACATACTGATGGTTTTATTAGTAAAGGAGAAGTGTAATGTTTGGTCTTAGTGGCCCTGTAAGTTCTGGGCTTATAACTGGATTTATGCAACAAGGTCTTAGGCGTGATCACATGAAAGCTGTAGCTGAAGCAGAAGCAGCGGCAGCGGCAAAAAAAGCTGAAGAAGAACGTAAGTTACAGAAAATTAAAGACGATGCGGCTGATCTAAGAACTCTTGCAACTACTCAAGCAACTATGCAAGCTGCTAGATATAGGGCCGATGCAAGTGCACACGCTTCACATCAGAAACTTCAGTTTGAAATGATTCAATCAATACCTGATTTGGCTGAAAAAGGTGTTTTTTCTTTAGAAGCTAAAGATCATTTTACAAGAGCTGATGATGGTACAATAATTCCTATAACTCCGTGGTTTAAACTTTATTTTAATAAAAAATATCCTGAGAGATCTGTTAGCATATTTTCTCAAGCACTTAAAATGCAAAAAGATAGAAAACAAGAAGTTAATAAATGGTCTAATTATCCTAAATCACTTCAAGAACATTTTCTTTTACAACAAAGCGGAAAATCAGAAAGCTACTATAATCATCTTGTAAAAAAACAGAAAGCTAATAGAAAATTAACTCCTCTTGAAGCAAACTATAAAGCATACGTAGATGAGACGACAAAATTTAATAAAGGAGTAAAAGATAATAAACAAAAAAAATCAATTCTTCCTTTTGAATATTGGTTTGCTTTAAACGCTAAAACGACTGCTGGTCGTACAGAAAAAACACGTGCAAAAGATACGCTTAACAATTACATGAAGGGTTCGTTGCCAGTATCATTAATATATGTAGACTATGATACAGAAAAGAAAATAGTACATCCTTCTCTTATTAGAACATTAGCTATAAATGATCTATTAGTAGGGGAAAGCGTAAAAGAATTACGAAATGAAAGCAGAAGACATGCAAAACTATTTTACAATAGGCAACGTCAAGCTAATCAAGAGAATACAAAAGTAACAGGACGTATGCACATAACAGAGATACCCGGATTACATAATTTAAGAACTGTTATTCCTAATCTTCCTGATTCAGAAACAGTTTTACAAGAAACTTATCAAGGTTCTAAACAACTAGATTTTTATAGTGCTTCAGACATGTTAACCAGATTACAGAAATTGGGTCTTTTTGGTAAACCGGGAGATACTGAAAAAAAGAGAATAGACAATATAAAAAGGTCGGGTACTTATCAGTATATTCTAAAACTTTTAAATGCTATGTCTAAGGGTGTAGAAAGCGTAGTAGATGGTCAAGAAATAACAACTTATTATAATCTTAACGAAAACTTGAATAAAACTCTACAAGTGTTAACAAAAATAGACTCGAATTTACCTAAAACTCATTCGCGTTTTTTTAATCAAAGAAATGAAGTACACTATACAGATAAAGCCACTCCTCAAAATGGTACAGTTATAACAAAAATAGCACCGGGAGTGTTAGGAACTGAATCTTCTAGAACATTAAATTTATCATTACATTTAGAACAAAAAAATCCTGTCTTTAAGAGACTTTCAAACGTTTTAAAGACAGAAGATAATGTAGGACTTTCAAAAGAAGAAGTTTTAGAAGGTTATCAATATTATTTTCCTACTGATCAAAATCCAAGAGTTATAGATGATGAAGACACTCCTTATGCACGATCTGAAAAATTAGTATTAGAAAATCCTTTTTTAACTATTATTAGCCCTTATTTATCTGGTTTTGGAAATCTTTTAGAACATAAAAGCGCAATGTCTACTGTACAAAAAAGACTTAAATCTATTAAATATTCTAAAGGAACTAAAGACCCTAAAAAAATAGAGTTTTGGAAAAAACGTAACAAACTAAAAGAATCTCAAGATGATATTTTCCAACTTATTGATACAACTTTAACTTATGTTGGCAGTATAAATGATGCAGATATAAGAGATAGTTCTTTAGATGAACTTATATCTACATTAGAAGAAAATAGTTGGAACGTAACAACAGGTATAGGGTCTGATCTTTTTCAAAAAGTATCGGATACTTTAAAAGGTCTTGTTGGAGTAGGTGATACTTACGCAACAGAAATAAGCTCTCTCAGACAGCAATTTTCTTCTAAATTTCTTAATAATGCAAAAAGCGTAAGTAATTTAGTTAAAACAGATATCAAATTTCGAGATGAAGCTGAACTAATTAGAACAGCGAGAGAAAAAGAAAGAGGCGGACCTAACGCATCTGAAAAAGTAAAAAGGGACGCAGATAGACGTTTTGCTTTAAGATCAATAATATTATTTAATAAAGTTCAATTAACATATAAATTAGCTGGGTTAGTGCAAGGCGATCAAACTGGAGGTAGAACAATTTCTAACCAAGATTTTGATACTGTGTGGAAACATTTATGGGGTAGGTCTGATCTTTCAAATTTAGCTAATTTAAAAGCATTAAGAACAGACATAAATTTAAGAAGAAAACTGGGAGATGCTTTCGATGTTGTTTACGAATTTGAAGGTGAAATAAGTGGTACACTTAAACGCGCTGCAAATGAAGTACATCACGATCAAACTAAAAGATGGATAAAATCGCGTCCTGAATACAAGTCACAAATTGATAGTTATTTAAATAACAATAACAATAATAATAAAGATTCTCTTTTAAAATTAAATGGTCTAATAGGTCTAGGAGAAAATGACGCATTGAAGCCTATGACAATAGCAAATGGAAAAATAGCTGGTATATCATATGGACCTAGTGTGACTTCAATTAATAATAGAATGTTAGAATCTCCTAAATCTGAATTAGCAGTACCTAATAGATTTATTAATTCTGCTTTACTTTTATCTACTTTAAAAGATAATCCTTCTAATAGTGGTATTACACCAACTTCTAAGCAAATGCGAGGATCAGCCTACTCTTTAGCTATTACAGCAGGAAGGATATATGGTACTCCTAAAATACTAGACCCTCAATTTGTTCTTAATGATAAGGTTACAAGGGATAATTCAATTTATCCAATTTTTAATCCATTAAAAAGTGAATTTTACCAGAGAGTTATTAACGGAGATATGAACACATTTGAACAATTATTAGAACATATGAAAACGATAGATTTTAGTAATGATAATGGTGATTCTGATATTTCTCGTAAAACGTTAAATATTGAAAAAGAATTTTTAATAAACCTTCTTGAATACACACAACGATATTTTACTAGAGGAGCTGAGTAATATGGTTGAAAAAGTCGATCCTGTTCTTGGTCTTAGAGATTCTTCTCAAATTCAAAGATGGGAAGAAGCTATAAGAAATCCAAAAGGTTTTATAGCTTCTCAAGCTCCTTTTGATAGTAGTGAATCTGTACCTGAAGTTAAAGAAGAAGAAGAAAAACCTAATGTTCCGCCTTCTATGGTGAAAGTAACTGAAACACGTACAGGTGAAAGAAGAGTTATTCCTCCTAGAGCATTGTCACCAGAAACTCCTCCAGAAGAAAGAAGGGGATGGTCACAACCTACTTATTATTCTGAAGGTGTATCACCGCAACAAGCTTTATTTACGCCGATAAGCACGGGAGACTACGATCTTTTTGGTAATGCACAAGATAGAGATGTACAAGGTAAACAAGTACGACCGGACGTTAAGCTTTTAGATGTTCCTTATCAGCCTTTACAAGCAGGAGCATTAGGTGTCAAAATGGGGTTTGAATTTCCTTTTGATATTGCTACTAAATGGATTTGGCAAACACTATACACTGGTGTCGGTGCTTATGAGGAATTAATGAACGCACCTCTTAATTTATTCAAGTATTATACAGACACTCCATTAAGTCCTAGAGAATCAAAGTCACTTGAAAAAATAGCTAACAGATGGGATCAATATAATAAAGAAACTATTCCAATGTTGATAGAATCATATGGTAAAAAAGGATTTTTATCCCCCATAAAACTTCTTTCAGATGTGTCTAATGTTCCTGTACACAAAAGACACGCTAGTTTTACACCGTTATCTTTTGGTCTTTCTGGTGCGCTTCCTTTTGGAGGAGTATGGGCTACATCACATAAAGCAAAAAAATTTCTAGACGGTGTATTTAGAGGAGCAGCAGTTTATTCTCAACTTCGTAAACCTGTTGTTGCTAGTGGATTAGGTTTACGAACTGGAGATGATATTTTTCCTTTTGGTGCAGCAAGTTCAGAAGCACGTTTAAATATGTTAACTGCTGCAAGATTAGCATTTGAAGAAGCAAGGCAATTTAGACCAAAACTACCGGGAGTAGAACAAATAACTACTTATTCTCAACTTGCTCAAAATAATAAATTTGTTATAAATCCTGATTTAGAAAAAGCTTTAAATGCAAGGTCTGCTATAAATTTAATTCTACAGAAAAGAAAATATATACCCGGTTATACTTATGAACAAGCAAGAAAAATGTCAACAAGAAATTATAACAATGCTTGGTTAGGATTGGGTATGGGCGCAGGACACGCTATAGCTAGTCAGTTTACAGATAATGAAATGACTCAAATGCTTTTTGGTATGATGGCTGGCATTCCTATAGGTAAAGGTAAAATTAGAACAGATAAGGAAGACGGTAAGTATGGTACTTCTCTAGGTCGTCATGGTGTTAAAGCACGAAAAGCAAATATAGCATTAAGAACTCTTAGAGGTGCCAGTACTATTAGTGGTCAACTAGGTCTGCTTGCTTTAAGTAAAGCAGTTCCTGTAAAATTTTGGCAAACACTTAAAGGTGATCCTGAAGAGTTTCTAAAAATACTTACACGCAAAGATCATAATCCTGTTGCTAAAACTCTTATAGCTATGAATTTTGGATTTTCTCTTCCTCAAATTGCTAAAACTACTAGAGAAAGTATGAAAACAACTAGATACGCTGTTAGAAAACATAGAATATTAGAGGGTGAAGTAAAAAAAGCAGAAGTAGAAATTGAGAATATAAATAAATCTATACGAGATACTGGTAAAGCTGGAACAGATGTTCATAAAAAACTTATATCTCAAGCAAATGCAAAATTAGAAACAGCTCAAAAAGAATTTAAACATTTTAAAAATGAAAAAATAAAACAAAAAGTACTTAAATTAAATAAAGAAGGAGAAATAGAAGGAAATCCTTTACATTTAGTTGATGATCTTTTAATGGCACCTTCAGGTAAAATGGAAGCTGTTACTGCTATGGTTAATGCTATGAAAACTACTTCAAAAGATTTTGAAGAAACTTTAGGTCTTACTTTAAAATCTTTATCTGATATATCTAAACATACTGGATTGGATATGGACGGAATATCTTTAACAATTGGTCAAGCAGCTAATGCTATTGTATTTTCACAGTACATAGAATCTTCTTTAAATGCCGTCAGAGTATCTTTAATGGATAACGGTTTTAGATTAGATAAAACTTTGTTAGGTCTTCTAGATAATGAAATAGCAGCGCATCAAGAAAATTTAGCTAAATCTGTTGAAGCTTTAGGAAAATCATTAGATACTATTACTTTATCTGGCAAAGATATCCCTAAAGAAGTTAATGATTTTATACAAACATTAAATGGTATAAAAAAATATTATGGAGAAAATCTTCAAACTATTTTTGAAAGCAACAGAAAAAGAATGATGGGCATATCTGATGAAACTATGAAAGCTCAACTTTATAGATCATCAAAAAAATATGAAGAAGAGTCTCAAGATTGGTTTAATTCCTCAACTTTAGATGATATAAGAATAATTAATGATAGTATTTTTGATAATAATTTTAAAACATTTAAAAAAGATGCTGATAAGTTATACGGAGATGCTACATATGCTTTAAATAATTTTAAAGATGTAAATGGAAATAAATACGCTTTTAGTGTTAGCTTTAATCCTGTTAGTGTTTTTAGAAAATCCAATCTTTTAGACAATGATCAAAGACAAATATTTAAATCATTATTTGAAGGACAAGTTTTAAAAGAGTACGGATCAATTAATATAAAACCTGTAAATTTAGCTCAAGAAATGAGATTAAATGCTATTCTTGATGGAAAATTGGAAAATGCAACAAATGTACCTCATTTTAGAAGAGTAAAACAAAAAATACTTGATCCTTATGTAGACGAGCTTGTAGAAATAGAAAGAAAAAAGATTGAAGGTGCAGGAGGACAATTTAACGAAAAAAAATATAGAGAAGAAACTTTTGATTTCTTTCCTAATAAAGACAGTAGCGGAAAAGGTATTTTTGATCAAAAAGCTATAGATTCTATGTTAAAATTTTTAATTTCACGTAAGATTGATGAAACAGCTTTAGCTCAATCATTTATTCCTCAATCAATGCCTATAGATACATTAATAAAACTTAAAAGGAAAAAAACAAATGAAGCTCATATAGTTTCAAATGTAGAAAAAATGGATCAAAATCAATACAATCAACTAGAACAATTAAAAAAAGAAATAAACTTATTAGACAAAGCTATAACTGACTCTATTGAAGGTATTAAAGACCCAGAATTAGCAGGAACAGTAAAAGATGCTTTAGGTAAATTAAATAAAGCTAATGATTTTTACGCTAATAATGCCAATCATTTTTATGGTGGAAAAGCTACTGTTTTAGGTAGAGAAATTAATACTTTTAATTCTCCTTTACATAGAGCATGGCGTTCTCTTAGTCCTTCAGTTAAAAGTGATACTAATCCTGCTACATTTATAAAATTTTTCGTAAATTCTACAAATCCAGAATTAGCCAAACATCAATTTGATATGTTAGCTAGTATTCCTAAAAAAGTAGGTGATAATAGACCAGATGATGTTGTTAGTTATAATCCAGAAATAGTTAGCGACATGATAAAATCTTTAGGACGAATAGATGAAGCAACTGATATAAGCATGTTTACAAAATGGTTTGATGAAATAGTAGAAAATACTGAAGGTATAGATGATGTAAAAAAACATTATTCAAACTGGAAAAATTATAATAATGATAAATTTAAATTAGCTACAGATAATCCTGCTCGTATTATTGATAAGACCGATGAAGCAGAAGTAAGACTTACTTTAGATTATATAAATAAACTTGAAGAATCTTTTATAGAAATATATGATGTAGGTGGATTAGGACAATTAGGAAAAATTAGAAATGAAGATGAACTAGCAAAAGCAATTTTAGAAAAACATATTATACCATCACAAAGTGTTGAACAAGTAAAAGCAAAACTTCCTTCAGGATATGCTGAAAAACTTTTTACTGAAACAAATAGATCAGTTTCAAGAGAGCTTACTGATGCCGTTGAAAAAGCAGCACAGTTTGCATCTTCAGATTATAAAATATCACGATTAGACCTTCTTTTAATAACTTTACAAGAAGGAAGAGCTGCTAAAAGAATAAGTGAAGAAAAATATACAAAAACTATAGATTTTTTACAAAGAGCAGTAGCTACTAGATTGTATAATAATGCTCTTAGAAAAACAACTACAAAAAGATTACAAGTTAAAGCTGATGAATTAAATCAACATAGACGAGACTATCTTAATAAAGACAAAGCAGCAGAGGATGGCTATGTTAGAAAGTATGAAGATACTGCTGATATGGAAAAATGGTTAAGAAAAACACGTAATTTTACTGATCAAGATTTTACAAATAGAGTAGATTTAAGCGATGCTTTTGATACAACATTTTATAGTTCTTTTTTAACAGAAAATAAACAAGCTTTAAATATGTTATTTGAAAGTAAACCTGAAAATCTAAAATTTATAGAAGATATTTTTCAAGTTTCTTTAGCTCTTGATCCTGTTTCAGGTCAAGCTATGGTATCAGCATTAGCAGGAGGAAGATATACTGAACAAATGGCTGCTGGTAGGTTATACAACGCAATGAAAGGAGTTGTGTCCTATAGATACCTTTTAATGGAAGCTGGTTTTATGAAAGCTGCTGCTATACAACAAGGTATGGTTGCTGATATTTTAGCTGATCCTAATTTAGCAGAATCAGTTCATAAAATGTTTCATCTTGGTATTTTTGAAGATAAAACTTTTGACATAATTTGGATACATATTTTAGGTAGATTAGGTAGAATGGGTTTAACTCACACTGTATTAGATTATGATGAAGTTAAAGAAGAATTTGAAAAACAATCTGAACAAGCAGCAGAATTTAATGACATTGTGCGACTTACCAGTATATAATGAACTTCATAACAGAGCATTGGGATCAACTAATATTTATAGGACTGTTGATCGTTTGGGCTACTCGCTCAAGAGAACAAGTATCTAGTCTTTTAAAAGATACAGAGATACTTCAAAACAATGTAGAAAGAATATCAACACAAAACAATACACAACAACAAACACTGGTGCAGTTACGTGCTGAACAAGACGTTACAAACAAGCAGATAACGGCACTGTGGGACTTTGTAAACAAAATAAAAGATAAGGTAGGTTAATTATGAATCCACCAAAAGGCATGTACAATGTCGATCTTAATAACGACGGTGTTGTAACAGAAGAAGAACTACGTGCAGCATCCGATGCTGAAAAGATGGAAGCACAGAAGTCTATGGCGTGGATAGCTATCATATCCATGCTTGTGTTTACTGCGTTAGTCTTCTTACCAATCTTCCCTGACTCAAGAATTAAAGCTTTAGCAGACCTGTTCTCTTTGTTTTACATAGGCATGGCGGGTGTTGTAGGAGCGTATATGGGCGCATCTGTTATGATGAGTAAAAAGAAGTGATCAGTCTTCTAGGCACTCTTCTAGGCTTTGGTACGTCCATTGTACCTGAAGTCTTAGGATATTTCAAGCAAAAGCAAGCTAACGAACAAGAGCTTAATATGCTTGAAGCTAAAGCCAAGTACGCTTCGCAACTATCAGAACTAAAGCTTAAAGAGCTTGACGCAGAAGCAGACATTCAAGAAACAAAGAGTATATATGAACATGATAGAACTATCGACTCTGGAGCTTTTATCAACTCTCTCAGGGGTTCTGTGCGCCCTGTCATTACTTATCTGTTCTTTATGATGTTTATTTGTGTTAAAGGTGTACTCATGTACGCTTTAATCGCGAATCAAAATCTTGATTGGACAGTAGCAATTGAAATGGCGTGGGACTCTGAAACCCAAGCTATATTTTCTGCGATTATAGCGTTTTGGTTTGGCAACAGAGCTATGTCTAAAGCAAGGAAATACATCGCCTCTAAAGAATAAGAAATAAGAACCTAACATGTTTTTAAAGCTGCGCTTTGTTTTTTAAGTGCAGCTTTTTTTTATTTGTAATCATATTGAGACTGATCTAATCGTTCTATAGCTTTTTCTTTAGCTTCTTTTTCAGATAATCCTTCTTCCATAAATTGCTCCATTAAAGTTTCAAGGTAATTCTGTACACGCCAATCTAAACTCATTTTACAAATGTTCCCATATATCATTTATAGAAGGATTTACATCTCTTACAAGACCGCAATTATCTATTTTTAATTTAATATTGTTTTTACGTCTATTGTTAAAAACAATCTTTTCCTTTAATCTACCCTCCATTTCTTCTAGTTCTTCTTCATCCCAATCAGGTAAAGAAAGTAACTTTTTATATTTTTTATTATATTTAAGTATTAAATATGCTGCCTTTTCACTTATTGTATCAAATAATTTATTACCTAACATTGTATTACATTCACTACAGCAAGGAACAACTTTATCTTTAGAATATGTTCTTTTATTGTGTACATGATCATATGAATGAGGAATAACATGATCTAAAGTATTTGCATACACACTTCCACAATAAGTACAAGGATATATTCGTCTAACCATTTATTTCTCCTTATTTTTCTTCCGTTGATAACTCTCCTGTACTTTGTAAACTATGAACCATCTTACCATGATCAATTAACAAGTTTATCAAAGCCTCTTTAGGCACTGAAACTGTTTTGGTGTTCTCTCTTGCTTTATTAACAACAACGTGCAAAAGATGAAACTGATCATCTGTTGTACTTAACTTCATTTTTATTTTCCTTTCTCAGAAAATATTTTTTTAAGCAAACGCCTAGACTTAGTATTTTTTGCGTATTTTAATATAGCATCACTAACTGCTTTCATTCTCATTTTTATGTGCAGTGGAGTTGTAGAATCTTTGTATTCTGAATTATTTAGAAACTCTTTAGCTGATTTTTCGTACAACCCTTTATTGAACAATTCAGTAGCTTTAAGATTAAAACCTAAATCTCCACGATAGGCAGCTTGAACAAGTTCCTTTTTAAGATACAAAGGTAACACATCATAAGATGGTATTACGTTTTTGGTTATAAATATGAAATTATCTATAGTGTATTTAAAAGTTTTATTTCTATACTTTCCTGTTTGACCAACTCCTACTGTAGGAGTACCTTTTGTATCTTGATAAGGTGAAGAAAACCCTTCCAACCTAACGACATGTTTTTCTATTTCGTTAAGTTTTCTGTTTTCTATTTTTTCTACGTGTTTAATTGCTTCATCTCCGTACAACAAAACAGTATCTTTCTTTAGTTGTTTTACTTCTTTTTCAAGTTTGTTCATTCTATGAAAACTTACAACATCTAACATAGATTTAGCTACTACAAGATGTACACAACCATTAAACATGATACAAACTATTACACAAAATAATATTTTACTAAAACATGTTCTTTTGTTCATATCTTTCACTTACTATGTCGTGATATCTAACGTATCTATTATACAGTTTATTAGATACTTTACCTATTCTTTTTGATAAACAAAAACAAATATTACCTGTTGTTCTGTAGAAGTATATTTTACATTTATTTATCATTGTCGTATTCTTTCCAAGAGTAATCTTTATTATCCTTTCCTTTAAATGTTTTATAATCTTTATTAAACACATCTACATCAATAAATGATTTTATTGTTGTGTCTAATAGTAACCAAGCATCAGATTCAGTAACATCATTTCTAGAGCATAGCTGCATATGATCTATATAATCTCTGTATAGAGTACTCATTTGACCCATTTTTTATCCCTTTTGACCTTGACAGGAGCATTATAATCCTTTAGATACACTATACCGAAACCCATGTCAAGGGGGTAAACGAAAGAAAATGTCCTACCAGAGAAAACAAAACGACCGAAAGAAGGGGTCACGCAGAAGCGTCATGGCGCACAATCTTGAAGACCCATTGTACAGGAAACGTGTTGTAGAATCTAAGCGTAAAAAGAAAACATCTAAAAGATATCCATCTTCAAAATTATTGAAAATGGTAGATGAAGATAATGACGAAATTTACGAATAAGAAAATGTATTGCATTATTTTGCAATACACTTGTGTTAAAAAGGTGTAAAAACATGTCAAAAACAGAGATTATAGTGTGTTTAATGGGTATTTTAATGATTATTGTATATCTCACCTCTCCCTTCCATTACTAGGACTTATTTTGCTATGATAGAAATCAACGTATCTGAAAAAGTGCTTGACAAAGCGCAAAAGGCAGCAGACACTCTAGGAGTGCTTAACAACTCTATAGCTCAAGGCAGAGGCAACAAAGCTGGCTACGTAGGTGAATATTGTGTTATGAACTATCTTCTGAAGAATGATCGTGATGTTGTTGAAGATAATACTTATAATTATGATTTTTATATTAATACAAAAGATAACAATAAATTAAAGATTGATGTAAAAACTAAAACAACAGGAGTAAGACCTTTAGACTATTACGAATGTTCTGTAGCAGAATACAACACTAAACAGAAATGTGATGTATATGTGTTTACTAGAATACTTTACAGTCTTAAAAAGATTTGGTTATTGGGCTGGCTACCTAAACAAGATTACTTTAACGAATCAACTTTCTTAAAGAAAGGAACAGTGGATGAAGATAACGGTTACAAAGTAAAAGCTTCTTGTTACAATCTAAAGATAGATAAACTTAATCTTATGGAAAACTTGTAATGGAAGTAACTTTAATAGACAGTATGGGTTCTGATCTTACAGTAGTTAATGCTGCAAGAGTTTCTTTTAACAAAGAATCAGAATGGGAAATCATAACACCCGCTGGTCCTGTAGAAAACGTCTTGACAGAAAAGGACGAACGGCTTATAAACTACCTTGCCAAGCACAATCACTGGACGCCATTCGGGCATTGCTTTCTTCAGTTTCGTATCAAAGCGCCCATATTTGTAGCTAGACAGTTGGTTAAACATCAAGTAGGATTGGTCTGGAATGAAGTGTCAAGACGATATGTTGACGATAAGCCAGAGTTTTTTATTCCTGACGTTTGGCGTAAACGGGCTGAAGACAAAAAGCAAGGTTCATCAAAAGATGGTTCTATCTACTACAATACAGCGCCTTTAATGAAATTTGTTACTGAATGTTATTCTAATATGATTGATTTAGGAATTGCGCCAGAGATGGCAAGAATGATTTTACCACAAAACATGTACACAGAATGGTACTGGAGTGGTAGTTTAGTTGCTTTTGCTAGAGTGTGTTCTTTAAGGACAAAAGATGACGCACAAAAAGAAACTAGATATATAGCAAACAGTATTAGAATAGAATGTAACAACCTTTACCCTGTATCGTGGAAGGCACTTGATGAACATCTTTTATCTTGACGAAGACCCTATACTTGCAGCGCAGATGCACTGTGACAAACACGTAGTTAAAATGATCCTTGAATCTGCACAACTTCTTTCAACAGCGCATCGCTTGATAGACGGTGACGAGCTTGCTGATGAACGAGGTCTGTACAAAGCTACTCACAAGAACCATCCCTCTTCCAAGTGGGTTCGCGATTCTTCTGAGAATTATGAGTGGTTGTGGAATCTTTACGATCAGCTTCTTAAAGAATACACTTATCGCTACGATAAAAACCACAAATCAGGTAGACTGTTACATGATTTATGGATGTTTCCGATGAACATACAACACAACGATTTTACGCCACCACCACAATGTATGCCTGACTACTGCAAAGGCTCTGACACTGTTGAAGCGTATCGTACTTACTACGTTGTTGAGAAATGTGACTTTGCTACTTGGAAAAAGCGTAACAAACCTGAGTGGTTTAGAATAGAAGAAGTTAACAAAGATAAATCTTTTTGGCACGGGCTAGGGCTACCTGATGAAACACGTACTTGATATTGAGACTGACCATCTTGATGCTAAGAAAATTTGGGTTGTGTGTTCCAAAACAATAGGTAAAAACGAAGTACATGTACACAGAACAAAAGAAGAGTTTTTTTCTCACGGCTTTGATTTTGATAATGATGTGTTTATCGGACACAATGCTGTAGAGTTTGATTTTCCTGTTCTTAAACGTCTTTGGAATGTAGACATAAAGAAAGCTGAAGATACTTTAATTATGTCTAGATTGTTTATACCTGACAGAGAAGGTGGTCACAGTCTTGAGTCTTGGGGTTGTAAACTAGGTATAAGTAAACTCAAGTTTATAGACTTTGAGAAACTATCAGAAAAGATGGTAGAATATTGTAAACGTGATGTTGAAATAACATACAAAATATATTCTATTCTTACTGAGGAAGGTGCGGACTTCTCGCAACAAAGCATTGATCTTGAGCATGAGATTGCTGACATAATATCTAGACAATCTAAGTATGGTTTTTACTTGAACAAACCAAAGACTTTTGAGTTAATAAACAAGACTCAAAGTAAAGCCAATAGAATAGAGTGTAATATTACTAAGTACTTTCCTCCTAAAGTCAGAGTATTACGTAATGATTTACCTAAGTATACTAAAAAAGGTACTATGTCTAAGGTAGGTTTGAACGGTTTTGACTATAAGGATGTAGCTGGTCCATTTTGGAAGATAGAGTTTCAACCTTTTAACATTGCTTCACACAAACAAATAGTTGAAAGAATGGATGAATCTGGTTGGAAGCCTATTGATTTAACTCCAAAAGGTTCACCGAAAGTAAACGAAACTAATCTTGCTACGTTACCAGAATCAGCACCAGAATCAGTAAAGAAACTTTCTGAGTGGAAGATGCTTACTAACAGGTGGAAGACAGCGGAATCTTGGATAGATTCTTTAGGTGATGACGGTAGAGTACACGGTAAGGTGTTTACTCTTGGTGCAGTTACAGGTCGTATGACACACAACAATCCTAATATGGCTAATGTAGTAGCTGTAGATAAACCTTACGGTAAAGAATCAAGGGATTGCTGGTCTTCTCCTAATGATAGCTTTCGTATTGTAGGTATGGACGCTCAAGGTTTAGAATTACGTATGCTTGCACACTACATGAACGATGCTGATTACACAAAAGAAGTTCTTTCTGGTGATCCGCATAATGTTACAATGGAAGCGTTAAACATAAATGATCGTAAACTAGCGAAAACATTTTTCTACGCATTCATTTATGGTGCTTCACCTACTAAACTAGGAAGTATTTTAGGTGTTAGTCCAGTGCAAGGTAAGATACTAAAAGACCAGTTTCTTAGAAATGTACCAAGTTTAGGTGAACTTTTAAGCAAGGTAGAGGATGCAGCTTCACGAGGGTACATTCGCGGTCTGGACGGTCGAAGGCTGTACGTCAGACACGCTCACGCAGCCCTTAACACACTGTTACAGGGTGGTGGAAGTATTGTGTGTAAACAGTGGTCGGTCAACATGGACCGCAGCATACGTTCTGAGAAGCTGAAGGCTAATCTAGTGAATACGGTCCACGATGAATTGCAGTACGAAAGCCATATGGACGATGCAGAACGATTAGTTGAACTTTCTAGCTTGACAATCAAAGAAGCAGGACGTATGCTCAAGCTAAGGTTACCAATGGATGCTGAAGCGAAGATTGGAATGTCTTGGGCAGATACACATTAAATGTAAAAAAAGACTTGACAAGACCCGTTTCAGCGTGTATAATATTAGAACATTTTACCCTTTAAGGAGAACAAGTATGGATAAAGTTTTGTATGCAACACTCTACTATCCGAGTTTGTATGAAGTCAATGATATGTCACAGAAATATGAAGTTACTTTAGGTAATCTTCACAGTGACACAGTTGACGAACTTGAAAACGCTGGCGTTAATGTACGAATTGGAGAGGGCAAAAAGGAAGATTTTGAATCTTTTATTGTTGCTCGTTCTAAGTTTCCTATTAAAGTTTTGGATGCAGCAGGAAATCCGTGGAACCCTGATGTACGAATAGGCAATGGCACTTATGCCAAAGCTTCTATTCACACTTATCCTTATAACTACAAAGGAAAGAAAGGCGTTGGTATTGGTGTTAATGCAGTTATGGTTCTTGAGTTGCAAGAGTACAAGCCTAACAGCATTTCTCTTGATCCAGAGCCACAGTATTTTAACACCAGTGTTCTTGAGTCTTCCAATGTCTTGAGGACGAATGATCTTGAACAAGAATTGATGTAAGTCTAAGTGGGGTAACTCTAATCGTGAGTTACAGTATCCATAGTGAGGGTCAGCATTGCTGCGGGAATTGGATACAAATTGATAGAAGAATCACTCTTCTATTTTTACTAAAAGACTAAGACATCCTGAGTACGATGTAAAACTGCTCAAGTTTTTTTTGGTTCCGTAGCTCAACAGGATAGAGCAATAGACTTCTAATCTATAGGTTGTAGGTTCAAGTCCTACCGGGACCGCCAAAATGAAAAAGGACTATATAGATGCCTTTAAAAGACAAAGAACAACGACGAAAATATTATAAAGAATACAATTCGCGTCCAGAAAATAAGGAACGAAAAAAGAAAGAAAGCAAAAGAAGTTATCGCAATTTTGAAAAACCATTTTTCGTTCAGAATTTTAACACTAAAAAAAGATCGAGCAATAAAAAATTCCCTGACCGAATTTTTAATATAACCTTAGAGTATTTACAGGAGATATTTCCTGAAGATAAAAAATGTCCTGTATTAAATATTAAATTCAAAGTAAACAATTTTGGCCCCGGTGACCATTCACCAAGTATTGATAGAATTGATAATGATAAAGGATATGAAATAGGAAATGTTATTTGGGTTTGTCAGAAAGTTAACAATATTAAAACAAATGCTACGCCAGATGAAATAATAAAAGTAGGAAAGTTCTACAAAAAGTTACTTGAAGAAAGGTCTTTAGAATGACAGTTGAGAAAACAATTCATACTTTAATACCTGATATAAAGAATCTTATATCTGAAGGTAAGACTGATATAGATGAAGATAACATCGACATCTTTCTTAAAGCTATTACTAGTGATTTAAAGAATTTTCTTAATCCTAAAGAGAAGTCTCGTTCTGGTTATCTTCGCATGTCCAGCATAGGCAGAGAAGACAGAAAGATTTGGTACGATGTACACAACAAGACACAAGTTAAACATCCTCCAGAGTTACTGTTAAAATTCTTTTATGGTAATATAGTAGAAGCTTTGATGTTGTTTCTAGCTGCTGAATCAGGACACAAAGTAACTAATCAACAAGAAGAGGTAAAGATAGAAGGCATTACAGGTCACATTGACGCTATGATAGATGGTGCTGTTGTTGATGTTAAGTCTGCTTCTACTCGCGCTTTTAGAAAATTTAAAACAAAAACACTTTTAGGAAATGATCCTTTTGGATACATTGGTCAGATCAGTGGTTACATGGACGCAAAGAATGTTCTTGAAGGTGGCTTTCTTGCGTTTGACAAAAGCACTGGCGATATCACTTTTATGATGGTCGATGAGTTGACGAAAATAAACGCTACGGACAGAATAAAACATTTGAAAGAGGTTATTTCGCTTGACAGTCCACCAGAGAAGTGCTATGAACCTGTACCTCTCGGAGTTCAAGGGAACTATACATTAAGCACAGGCTGTTCCTATTGTGATTATAAAAATATATGTTGGAAAGGTGCTAATAACGGTTCTGGACTACGAGTGTTTCAATACTCTAACAGTTTAAAATATTTTACTCACGTTGAAGTAGAACCAAGAGTAGAGGAAGTTACTAATGAGTTATGAAAGTAAGTACGAAAAGACTCACCAACCTTGTGCTGATTGTGGATCAAGTGATGCCTTAACAATCTACAAGGATGGTGGGACTTATTGCTTTTCTTGTGGAAAAGCTAGTTTGCCAGATAAAGACACTTCTGATATTAGAGTTGTAGAAAACAACAATCTAACTTTAGGAGATGTGTCTGCAATAGAACAAAGAAGAATACACAAGGAAACTTGTATTAAGTATAATGTTATGCAGAAGACTGTCAAAGGCAAGTCTGTGCATATCTATCCTTATTACAACTCCGGTGGTTTTCACATTGCAAGTAAGATACGATTTGTTCCTAAACATTTTTTGATAGAAGGACACATTGCTAAGACAGGTTTCTTTGGTCAACAAGCTTTTGGTAAAGGTGGAAAATACATTACCATTTGCGAAGGCGAGATAGATGCTTTGTCAGCTTATCAAATGTTTGACAGCAAGTGGCCGTTTATATCTGTTAGAACAGGTGCAGGATCAATTGAGAAAGATATCAACGATAATTATGATTTTCTTAACAAGTTTGAGAACATAATTATATGTTTTGATAATGACGATGCAGGAAAGATTGCAGCAAAAGTAGCTTCTGAGTTACTTGCTCCTAAAGCTTCTGTTGTTCGTATGAGGTACAAAGACCCTAACGAGTATTTGTTAAAAGGTAAGGTAGCTGAGTTTAAACAGGATTGGTGGAACGCTGAAAGATACACACCGGAAGGTATTGTGTCAGGAGATAGTCTTTGGGATGAGTTGTTAAAAGGACCAGAGAAGGCTATTGTTCAGTATCCTTATAATGGCATTAACAAAGCTACTTATGGTTTAAGAAGCGGAGAGCTTGTTTGTATATGTGCAGGAACAGGTATTGGTAAATCTAGTTTTATGAGAGAAATATGTTATCATATTATATCTCACACAGATAACAATGTTGGCCTTTTGTTTCTTGAAGAACCTATCAGAACTACAGCTAAAGCTTTGATGGGCGTTCACTCAAGCAAGAACTATCATCTTCCTAATGCTGAATACACTATGGAAGAGTACAAAGATGCTTATGACAACACTGTAGGAAGTGGAAGAATATTCTTCTTTGATCATTTTGGTTCTAACGCAATTGAGAACATTACAAACAGAATAAGGTACATGGTAAAGATACTTAAATGTAAGTACATTGTTCTTGACCACATATCTATTCTTGTCAGTTCTCAAGAGTTTGGAATGGATGAAAGAAGAAACATAGATCAGTGTATGACTAAGCTACGTACTCTTGTTCAAGAGCTTGACATTTGTCTTATCATTGCAAGCCATCTAAGACGAACTCAAGACGGTTCACATGAAGAAGGTAAAGAGTTGTCATTGAACCACCTTAGAGGATCGCATTCAATTGGTCAGCTAAGTGACATTGTACTTGGGTTGGAACGCAACGGACAAGCTGATTGTCCTGTTGAAAGAAACACAACAAAAGTACGTGTCATTAAGAATAGGTTCAGTGGAATAACTGGTCTTTGTAGTACTTTGTTCTACGATACAAATACAGGAAGACTGAATGAAGTTTCTTCTGAAACCAATATTGCAAACCATGTGAACGATGTTAAAGATAACGAGTTAATGTAACATGCCTATTTATGTTCAACAAAAAGTTCTTCCAGAAGATGTCATCAATAACAGTAACGTAATGTTTGCGTATCTGGAAAATGACAAAAAATCTGGAGGAACTGCGTTAGCTATTTTTCTTAGAGATTCTGAACAAGGAATAGGTTTAAGATTAAAGAAAGCTCACGGTGATCAGATAGGATGTTACTGGGACGATAAGGAGTTCAGATACAACACAGATAAAATGAAAGAAGATATAGGAAGTTTGGAAGATTTTTTAAAGAACAACGGAACTGCTGTATTTGCAAAAGGAGATTTTGATTCCTATAATGAAGATAGGTTTCTTGAGATATCTCCACGTTCTTACAAGTACTTTAAAAATAGAATAACCAAACTTCTTCGTATCTACAGACCGTAGCATGGCTAAAAAATATAAAGACTATAGGTTTCGCTCTTTGTTTGAAAGAGACTTTGCTCGTGATCTTGAAGATAGAAATATAGATTACGAGTACGAAACTAAGAAACTGTCTTGGATTCCAAAACCTAGAGTTTATACTCCTGACTTTTATCTTCCAGACTATGATCTTTATATAGAAACTAAAGGAAGGTTTACGTCTTCTGACAGAGTAAAACATCTTCGTGTAGCAGATCAACATCCTGACATTGATCTTAGGTTTGTGTTTATGACACCGTTTAACAAACTTTCAAGATCATCTAAAACGACGTATGGTGATTGGTGTACTAAGAATGGTTTTACATTTTCTAAAGAAAGGATACCAAAAGAATGGATGAAGAAGAAGAAGAGATAAGAGAAATTCTTGAAGATGAGAGAAAGGATTTAAAGCCTAACAGAGTGTATATTATTCTTGAAGATATTGAAAAAAATCCTTTAAGAGAGAACGCACTTTTTACAGAATTAGATGAGGAAGAAGAAGTTGATAATGGTTATTTCAATGTAAAGGTTATTGATACAACTAAAAATAGTGATCCAAGAGAATCAATGTCTTTTATAATTTCTCAAGGACTCTTTTGTATACTTCAAGAATCTTTGATGGAAGTTTATACGAAAGGTTCTCAATATATTCTTAATCAAATGGGTGATAATGTTGTAGACCTTTTACCCAATTTATTGAACAAAGCGAAAGGACCGCCGAATGGCAGCGGATACCATTAATCATCCTAAACATTACAATATGCAAGGGCTAGAAGCTATTGATATCATTCAAGCTTCTATGACTGATGAGGAGTTCAGAGGTTACCTAAAAGGTAACATTTTAAAGTATCTTATAAGATACAAACATAAGGGAAAACCAGAAGAGGACTTGTTAAAATCTTCTTGGTATCTTAACAAACTTACGGAGGGAGTAAAATAAATATGTTGCCAACAGATTATCAAAACTTTATACATCTATCTCGGTACTCACGATGGATAGATCAAGAAGAAAGAAGAGAAAATTGGAAAGAAACTATTGATAGGTATCTGTCATTTATGTCAGACCACCTTAAAGACAATTACAACTATACTATTCCAGATGATATGTATTCTGAAATAGAAACTTCTATGTTAAATCTTGAAGTTCTAGGTTCAATGAGAGCATTGATGACTGCTGGTCCTGCTCTTAAAAGAGAGAACATTGCAGGGTATAACTGTTCTTATCTTCCTGTAGATTCACCACGATCTTTTGATGAGTGTTTGTACATTCTTATGAATGGAACTGGTGTAGGTTTTTCAGTAGAACGACAGTATGTCAACAAACTCCCTACCATTCCTGATACTGACTTTGAAAGTTCTGATGATCTTATTTCTGTTGCAGATTCTAAAGAAGGTTGGGCAAGAGGGTTACGTGATCTTATTTCTTTTTTATATACCAATCGTATTCCTAAAATAGATACGTCAAAGATTAGACCGGCTGGTGCTAGACTTAAAACTTTTGGTGGACGAGCTTCTGGACCTGAACCTCTTGTTGATTTGTTTGACTTTACAATTAACACGTTTAAGAAAGCTAAAGGTAGAAAGTTAACGTCAATAGAATGTCACGACATTATGTGTAAGATTGGACAGGTTGTTGTTGTAGGTGGAGTGCGTAGGTCTGCACTTATATCTTTGTCAAACTTAACCGATGAACGTATGCGTATGGCTAAGAGCGGAGAATGGTGGATAGATAATCCTCAAAGAGCTTTGGCTAACAACTCTGTTTGTTACACAGAGAAACCTGACATTGGTATCTTTATGAAAGAATGGTTGTCACTGTATGAAAGTAAAAGTGGTGAACGTGGAATCTTTAATAGAGTTTCTGCAAAAGAAAAAGCTTCTTCTAATGGTAGAAGAGATGGTGATATAGATTTTGGAACTAATCCTTGTTGTGAGATTATTCTTAGACCTTATCAGTTTTGTAATTTGTCAGAAGTTGTTTGTCGCCATGATGATACTATAGATACATTGTTAGATAAGGTTAGGATTGCTACAATTCTAGGAACATTTCAAGCTACGTTAACTAATTTTAATTATCTTCGTAAAAGGTGGAAAGATACAACAGAAGAAGAGAGATTGCTTGGTGTGTCACTTACAGGAATTATGGATTGTCCTGCTGTTTACAATGCGACAGAAGAAGAACTGCAATGGCTAAAAGAAATGGCAGTTGTTGCTAACATAAATTTGTCAGCCGACATAGGGATTAATCAAAGCACCGCTGTCACTTGTGTCAAACCATCAGGCACAGTGTCACAGTTGGTTGATGCTGCTTCTGGTATTCACGCAAGACACAACGATTACTTTATTCGTACTGTAAGAGGAGACAACAAAGACCCGTTGACTGAGTTTATGCGTGATATGAATATTCCAAACGAACCTGACTTTACGTCACCGGATAGTGTCACTGTATTTTCATTTCCTATGAAAAGTCCAGACAACGCAATTTGTAGAAATGATATGTCAGCGTTAGAACAGCTAGAGTTGTGGTTGAAGATTGCAAACAATTATTGTGAACACAAACCTTCTGTCACTATTTCTGTCAAAGAACACGAATGGCTTGAAGTAGGTTCTTGGTGTTGGAATAACTTTGGAGCATTGTCAGGAATATCTTTTCTACCATTCTCTGAACACACATACAAACAAGCACCTTATCAAGATATAGACAAGAATATGTATCTTGATTTGTCAACTAAAATGCCTTTGTCAATTGATTGGGATAAACTTCAACAATATGAAAAAGGCGACACTACAACAGGAACGCAAGAACTAGCATGTACTGGTGGAGTTTGTGAAATTGTAGACATAGGAGCGTAGAAATGATTTCAACAATAATAATTAGTACTATTTGTTTTTTGTCAGTTCCAGTAATTTTGTCAACCTTATACCTTTTGTCAAACATTTAACATGTCAACCGATAACATAGAAGCTTTGTTGTCACAGATTACGGTAACGCTGACGCAAGATAGTACTATTGTTGTAAAGCAAAGAGTAACGGATATAGGAAATTTGTTATCAGTATTCGAAGAAGACATGCCAGACTATCCTTATATCATACCATTGAAAAACTACATAATAGACTTACAAACTGTAACAAAAGATTATCTTGATAGTTTGAATAAAATATCTATATCTGATTAAACTTATATCTGGTTTAAATAAAATTAAGGCTCGGTGCATTTTGTCTATTGACTGCACCGGGCCTTTCGTTTATTGAATAGCATTCGATACCACAAACCGCAGAAAAAGGGCCAAAAATGCGCACACATACTAAAACCGAATACACTCGCCGCGCCGATGGTAAATGGAACAAATGGGAACTGCACCCCGCTGATGTTTTCGGCGATTATAGCCACGTTGAGGATTGCAGCAATCGCAATTCTTATATCCAGAAAGTTTGGATTCTTACTGGTGTTTTCGATTGGGAGATTACCGTTGAGAACTGATAATAAGTTTAAATTTATTGTTGAAAGTAAACATCCTCAGCATTTAGATTTTCATTTTTATGCTTCGTCAGGTGCAATTTGGGCTGTTGATAGTGACGTGGATAAACTAATTTATGATATGAAGAAAGATGGTTATAGTTTTGGTTTGTGGTTTATTCCACACAGTATCAAAACAACTTATGATATAAAGTTATTTGCTCCTGTTATAGACGGAGCTTTATATCTAGGATATTATGAGTTGCAGCAAAACCTTAACAATGAGGTAAAATAATGCGCGAGTGGGATAGCCTTACGTTTACTTATAACGTGATATCAGGCGAAGCTTTCCCTAGTGTCGAAACAGCGGAGAAATTTAAACAATGGCGTAAAGATATAAGCGAATGTGAAGTCTATACTTCCATTTCGCTTTACTATTTAGATTTTATATATGACGTAATGGGTGAACTGGAACGCCAGCGTGATATACTAGAAAAAGAAGAAGAGGATAACTTTAACAAACCGCTTTCACGTTATCTATGGGAAAAATTATTGGAAAGTAATTATACTATAATGCCTAAATGGTATTACAACAAAATCGAATGCGATAGGCGGTATGATGAATACTGCCACGCATTTAATCGTAATAATAGGAATACGGAGAACGATTAATATGCTTAAAATAAGCACAATGTCTGGAAAGCTTAAAGGCTTTAAAGCTTTAAACACAAACACACTATCAAATGATTTTTGTGTTAAGATGTACAATAGCGGAAAGAATGACGTTATTTGTACATTTTGTTATAGTCACCGAATGCTTAATACTTATCGCAAGTCTTGTGTCGATCCGTGGCAGAATAACAGTGATCTACTTAGTAAATCCTTATTAAAAGATTATCAAATACCACGTATCACAGAAAGTGAATTTAGGTTTCACGGTCATGGTGAATTGATAAACAGAACACATTTAAGGAATTTAGCGTTAATTGCAGAACACAATTCTCATTGTAACTTTGCGTTGTGGACAAAGCGCAAAAATATTGTTCGTGAAGTGTTTGATGATCAGGAACGACCGTTTAACTTAATTCTAATTTATTCTAATCCTGTTATTGATAAAGTTATGAGAAAGCCACCAAAACGATTTGACAAAGTGTTCAACAATGTCAATAGTCCTACTGATGGCGAGAATTGCACAGGTCAAAAGTGCAAAGATTGTTTAGCTTGTTATGAGTTTAATGATACCAACGTAATCATCGAAAGGAAAAAGTAAGTAATGGAAACACAAACAACTGAGTTTTTTACAGGACGCGACGAGCTTCAAAAGCTAGGAGCTTTTAATAATAATATCCAAAACTGGATAGACTTACTTGGCAATAATATCTTCACGGTACAATTTGTCAAAGAAAATGGTTCTCTGAGAACTATAACCGGACGCTTGAATTGTCATAAGTTTACGAAATCAGGTAAACCACGAAACAGAGTTAATGATGAAACTTTGTGTATGTTTGATATGAAGTATCGTTGTTATCGTAATGTCAACATTAATCGTGTTGTTACTTTGTCTTGTCATAATGTTGTGTTTAGGTATAGCACCCATCACGTTCTACGAACTTTGGCTGATAAACACGGTCCTTTTTACACAAACATTGTCAATCACAAGGATTGTCAACAATAAGTTTTGTCAACCATAAAGTTTTGTCAACCATAACATATTTTCAAAAAGTGAAAATAGAACACAACACAAGCCACCCTAGCCATCGCTCCGACGCTGGCTCGACCGTCGAGAGAAATTCCTGTTTTTTGAATAATTCTCGGCGGTCGATTTTATTCTTATTATTGGAATGCCTAGCCTCAACTGTGGCGATTGGCGTTATCTCGATTTTGTGGCTTGCGCTGATTTTCTTTTGGTTTATATTCGTATCAGTCGTGGCAATGGCTGCGATATTCAAGCACTAGATAAGGAAAAAATACGTTATGTCTCACGAAATAGAAACAATGGCTTTCGTAGGTGAAACACCGTGGCACGGTTTGGGCCGTTCTATAGATTATGTCGATGCTGGTGATATCGAAGGCTTTCAGATTGAAGCCGGTTTGGATTGGGAGGTGCGGCTAGATAACAACAGGAAAGCAGATAACACGCCCATCGAAGGTTCGTTCTATATAGAGCGTATCAGCGACGGTAGCGTTCTAGGTAAATCAGTGACAAACCTGTACAAGCCTGTGCAAAATGCTGCGCTTTTTGATTTCTTTCGCCCCTACGTCGATAGCGGCAAGCTTCACCTCCACACTGCCGGTTCGTTGTTTGGTGGTCGTAAGGTTTGGGTTATGGTGTCGCCAATGCGTGGCTTTACGCTTGATGGCAACGACGACGTAAGCAGTAACGCTATATTTACGTTGGACCATACCGGACTGCGTGCCAACAGTATGATGCTGTCGCCTGTACGCGTTGTGTGTAACAATACGTGGACGCTGGCAAAGGAACTCGCTAGCGATGAAGTCAAGCACAACCATAAAGTCGTGTTTGATCGTGAAGTTATGGATCGCGCTCTCAATTATTTCAACGCCGCGTTTGATGATTTTGAAAAAGAAGCAATCGCGATGGCCCGCCGTGTCTTAACTGGTGAGGAAGAAATAGAGTTTTTCCAACGTGTTTTTGGCGGAAAAGAAAAAGAGGTTGACGGTAAAATAATAAGATCACGAGCAGTTCAAAAAGCTCTTGCAATGTCGCGAGGTAAGGAGCTTCCAAAAACCAACACTAAAACCGGTCCAACTAAAGCAGAAACACAAAGCAAGCTTGATGCTTTAACGCGATTAATGGAAGAGGCCGCACAATCTGGCAAGGTGTTAGATACCGATCAACTTGCGAGTATCACCGGCAAAGAAGATGACGATAACACCGACAGCGGTCGCGTGATCAATCCCGGCCACGATTTGGAAAGTACTCGGCGTGACGATGGCGTTACAGTCTGGGGAGCCTTCCAGACTGTGACAAACATAGTCGATCACAATCCGGTTAAGGCTTATAAATCAGACGATCACCGTGCAGATAGAGCATTATACGGCGCTCCTGCCGGTCAACGTGATGCTAAATCAATCGCGCTTCAGGCTGCGCGGGAATTGGTAGCGGCATAGCTTGATCGATGCAATTTTGGCTATCTATAGGTTCTGTCTAGCATTAGTTATTTTTGGAGGTTTAACGCTACTACTTGTGATAATGTTTGGATAGATACCGGAAAAAGGCTGGGCAGCGTTTTAATTTGCCCAGCCTTTTTTTATTGTGTTAGGATCAATCACTGAAACAAATCAAGCAAAGGATTTAAACAATGAGTGGATATTATCAGACTGATTTGGAAGTGATCGCCGCTTTCTTGCATGACGTTGTGAAACCGCAATTGCGCACTACTGAATTTGACACAATTATGGATTGCTACAGCAAGATACGCGGAGAGCATGACGCGATTGAAGCCAAATTAGACCCTGCGTTTCTGTTTGCTCGTTTCATGTATCGTGGCGCTCTTGTGCTTTCAAAGGATGCCGATATGCCAGTGCAAAAGACAACACCACTACCACCAGTGATAGACACTGTTCGAGATCGCAACAGAAAATACACGTGTGTTGCATTGCGCGACGATCATCCGTGGATGAAATAGGGGAAAAAGGACAAATCAAATGGCTAATGCTTTTTATTACGATGATCAAATAGTGAATACTGCTATCGTCGACGCGATAAAGCCGGATAGCGATATCATGCCTTTGAGAACAATAGGCACGTTTGAAAAAAACGAATATCCGTGGTTAGCAGAGGATAAGGTTTGCGTCGAGTATGTCGATCCAAATCATCAGGATAAAGTCGTAGCTCAGTATCTGCTTGAAAAAGTACCCGAAGCTATAAGGAAATATGGCGAGTACAAAGAAGCAAAAAAGCGGGATAAAAAAGAAGATAAAATGTTTGTCGCATGTACCGCTAAAGTTGCAGAAGTGCGCGGAAATATGTTCGGCGTTATAAACATTAAAAACCCACAAAAACAGCATTTGCACCACCCGAATGCTCGTAACAGCGGCGGGAAGGCGGTAGGAGAAAAAACAGAGCAACCAAAATGGTCTGAGCATAAAAGACAAATGGAGATGAAAACGCTTGATGCGCTCAAGCGGATAGAGGAAAAAAATGACCGGGATCACGCAAAAGAGTTGGATGAGCTTAAGCGGTTAGAGGAAAAAATAGACCGGGTTGAGGAAAAAATAGACCGGGTTCAAGATTTCAATCTTCGCCTTGCAAAAGAGTTGGGCATGAAATGAAACAGACGCTGCACGATTTCTCATTGGGCTTTATCTGCGGTCTGGTGATTGTTGGTGTAATCTGGTCTATCTACGGCTGTGGGATCTAGCGCGATGGCACTGTGGGAATACGTTCTGTTTTTTCTTTTGACATTGTGCACTGGTGCGCTAGTCTATCACTGGCTTAGTGCAGTTTTCCCAGCTTGAAAGGATCGAAAGTGATGGCGGAATTAACCTTCCAAGAGTGCAAAACACACAACGAGATTTACGTCTCTAACAGGGATTTGAGCGTTGGCACGATTAAACAAATGGATTATGGCGGGCTGGTGACCGTGTTTCAGTTTCAATCGGAACCTGACGAGGACAATTATCCGCTGCGTTATTCTCTGCACGCTGCTAAATTTGACGCTATGGCTCACGATGCAGAAAGGAAAGTACGAGCAACCATCCCGGACACGATCTCGACAGTATCACAATTCACATAAAACTTCCCCTTACTACAGTCTCCCTCCCAAACTTAGCCCGGCATGTTCGCCGGGTTCTTTTTTTGCCTGATAGGCTGTGCTGGCTGGTGATATATCCGCAAGGTGCTGGTTTGATTGCATAAGGCTTTATTGGTGGTGTGTTCTTGGTAGTGCGCCACCCCGCCCCAGACAGTGCTTGTTTTCAAACTTCATAATTTTGTTGTCAGTATAAACAAATCATGCCTGCGTGCATCTGCGTGCGTATAAGAGCTGTATTGTGTGGAAAGCTTGGCATTCTCGCTATATAGACTATCAAGATTTATCGCCGATGACTTTATGTCAATTTTGTTGAACAAAATGAGAACAAACTAGGCTGGGGAGGGATGGGCCACTGGGGGGGCTCCGTATACTTATATACATAACCAAGAATTTTATTATAATTTCAAAGAGATACATGTAAAAATGCTTATAAACTACTATCAAGCCTCTACTCAGAGCTAATTAGTACTAATTAGTATACCTTGTATGATATGTATATACTACCTCCGCGCAGGAGTACCTCCTATTATACACCTGAAATAGCATCTTGTCAAGTAAAAAATGCACTAAAGTTAATTTTTTTTATTTCTTTATGTAAAATCATCACACTCCTCCCCCCTCCTTCCATTACTAGGACATATTTTATTTTCTCTCTCTCTGTGTGTTAAAATCTACAAAATGTTAGAAAATACGTAAGATTTAGCTTGTTAAAGCATTACTATCTTTTCTTTTATAATCAACAACTTATAAAAAATATTAACTTTTATTTATTTTTTACTTGACAAAGTGCTAAATCATTGTTATAATGTATAATAAGATGAAAATAATGTGCAGTCATATCTCCTCAAATCATTTATTTTTTATACAAAAGAGGGAAGGATTGATTCAACATTATTTTCCATCTTTCACACACACACACACAAACGCAATGGAGATTATCATTTTTAATTTTTTTACAACTTTCACAAAAAGGATAATTTTATTTTTATTTTTATCTTGTGTTATTATGTTAGCTACCAACACTGTAGCTGCTGAAAGTTGGAAGAAAAAGGATATCATACACTCCAGCGTTGTGTGTTTAAATGAAGAGACAATTCTTGAAGTAGCACGACACGACTCTGAAAGCTTAGAAGGCACTGTATCTTTTATACGAAGAATGATTATAGAAGGACGGTGTGTGTCCTTTATGCAACCTGTAGAATTTCAAGTTGACGATACTATTCTTAATTACACAGATTATTCTAAAAATAAAAGTGCAGTGCTACGTCTCAATCATCCTTATTCCGACAACAACCCATTTGGATTTGTAATTGCTTTGCATAAGCCAAGCGTATGAATGAAAGAGCTAGATTCTTTATTGGAAATGGTTATACGTATGGCATCTAAAGCGTGTAAGAATCCTTATTGTAATTGCGATGGATGCAAAGGATGTGACTGTACTTATGTTTGTGTTAACGAAACTTGCAACTGCAACAAAGAATCAAAAGACCTTAATTCAACAAACGATGGCTAGTAACGATAACAATTCGTATCAACACGACGATGGATTTGACACTAAAGAATTTCAACAGTGTACAAAATGTGAGTACATTCTTTATTTAGAAGATGTAGAAAAAAACCTTTGTCCTATGTGTGGACACGAAATAGTTTCAGAAGTATGGAGATAAAATTAAAGAATATGAATTTTTATTTTAAAAATTGGAAATATCGTGTCTGGTAAAGCAATAGCTGGTACACCATTTCGTACTGATCCAAAGCGTAAGCTTACAGAGAAGCAAGCAAGCTTCTTAGACGCTTTGTTTGAAAATGGTGGAAAGATAAGCGAAGCCATGCGTACAGCAGGATATAACACATCCAGATCAAAGCTTATGCAGTCTATGCGAGAAGAGATAGCAGCACGTACAAAGGACTATCTGGCTGTAAATGGCGTTAAAGCAGCAACAAGAATAGTAGAAGGCTTGGACGCTGATGGCACTACACCGCTGAACCAGATGGACATGCGTATGAAGGCTGCTGAGTCTATTTTAGACCGTATTGGTGTGTCAAAGAAACAAACACAGGAGATTACAGGACAGGTCGTACATGGTGTTGTGTTGCTTCCTGCTAAAAATGAACTTAAAGACGTTACCTTAGAGGGGGAGACAATATAATGCCTAGTAATATGACAGTAGCAGAAGCTTACGCGGTTAAACAAGAAATGTTGGATGCTAATAATGGTAAACCACCAACGAATAGTCCAGAATATGACGCTGCTATGAAAATACTTAACGAAGCAAAAGAAGATCAAATTAAACACGCTAAAGATTTTGTAGCTACTGCTGATCCTAAAATGAAAAAAGGCGGTAAAGTAAAAAAGTACATGGGTGGCGGTAAAGTCTACACAACCCACAACAAACGCTACGCACACGGTGGCAAAGTATCAGGTAGAAAGGCTAAATACAATGGATGAAGAAGAAGAATTAGACAAAAAAATAAAATTTTTCAGAAAACAAAAAGCCCGCTCTAAAAAAATGTCGTTGGAACCAACGATACCGGGAGATACGTTGCTGACACCCTACCAATATGATGGATTGATTCGAGAGTTATTAAACAAGAAAAATAAAAAGAAAAAGAAAAATAAAGGTTTTCAAGGAATGAAAGGCGGCGGTAAGGTCTACACGAACAACACTCGTCGCGCTAACTACAAATAGTACATCATGGCTCAAAGAGGAAGACCAAAGCTTAAACCCGGCGAAAAGGGCAAATATCAACAATCAAGCGTTCAAAAGAAGCGAGTTGAAGCAAGGCGTAATATTAAAAGACAAAAGGAAAAAATAGAACGCGCTGAAGCAAGCCTTAAAAAACTTACTAAAAAGAAAGAAAATATAAAAACTGCTGATAAAGTATCAAAACAAGGTGGAGTTATAGACGATGATTTCATTAACAATTTACCCGCTTCTGTACGACAAAACCTTGAGGACGACACAGAACTCGTATTCAGACCTAACGAAGGTCCACAAACCGACTTTCTTGCAGCGCCGGAAAAAGAAGTTCTTTACGGAGGTGCTGCGGGCGGTGGCAAATCATACGCGATGCTTGTTGATCTCCTGCGCTATGCAAATAATCCTAATCACAAAGCACTTCTACTGCGAAGAACACTTGCCGAACTCACGGAACTAATCGAACAATCAAGAAAACTTTATCCTAAAGCATTTAACGGAGCAGTATTCAGAGAATCAAAGTCTACGTGGATTTTCCCAAGCGGTGCAACAGCAATGTTTAGCTACGTAGACAAAGACCACGACGTAACACGATATCAAGGACAAGCGTTCACTTGGATTGGTGTTGACGAACTAGGACACTATCCTACACCGTATGTGTGGACGTATCTACGAAGTCGCCTAAGAACCACAGACCCAACTATAGAGACTTATATGAGGGCATCAGCTAACCCCGGTGGTCAAGGTGGATGGTGGATTAAAAAGATGTTTATTGATCCTGTACCGCCAAACACACCGTTCTGGGCGATTGATCCTGAAACAGGAAGAACTTTAAGAAATCCACGAACTCAAAATCCGTTGTTTCAAAGAAAGTTTATTCCTGCAAGATTAACGGACAACCCTTATCTAGCGGAGTCAGGCGAATATGAATCAATGCTTCTCAGTCTTCCTGAAGTTGAAAGACGTAGGCTACTTGAAGGAGATTGGGATGTTGCGGAAGGGGCAGCATTTTATGAGTTCGATAGATCAGTACATGTTGTTGAACCATTTGAAGTTCCCTTTAGTTGGCCCCGTATACGAGCAATGGATTACGGTTACAGTAGCCCTAGTTGTGTCTTATGGGGCGCGGTAGATTGGGACGGGACAATATGGGTGTATAGAGAATTGTACGAAAAAGGACATACAGGAGAAAGCCTAGCAAGTCTTATTCTTGCTTTAGAATACGACGATCCTCCTATGACGCAAAATGTTCTTGACGGGTCTTGTTGGTCAAATCACGGCACAGGACCAAGTATTGCTGAAACAATGATCCGCAACGGTGCAAGATTTATACCAGCGGATAGAAATCGCATGGCCGGAAAAATCGAACTTCACAGAAGACTTGATGAAGACAAGCCACTAAGTTCTAAAGGTGGTAACGGTTTGCGTATCTTTAGCACTTGTACAAATCTCATACGCACTCTTCCCACTTTACCTTTGTCTCGCACTAATTCAGAGGACGTAGACACTAAAGCAGAGGATCATGCGTATGATGCCCTACGATACATGTGCATGACGCGCCAGACCGGCTATGCAACCAGTTCGATGTTCAACTCTATTAAACAACAACAATCTTACGAACCCTCTAACCAAGTGTTTGGATATTAAATATGGCTAAGAAAAAAACTACAACAGATCACATTCCTTTTATCTTTCATTCTTTTGGTACAAACTTGAGTAAGTTTAACTTCAATCCTTATGATACGGGTGAAGAAAGAGCTTATCCGTACAAAGAAGTGGAGTACACAAAAAAGAAGACTGATTCTGCTGTTCCTAGTGCTGAACTGGACCTAGCAAGAATGGAAGCACTTTATAAGAAGTTTGATTGCTGATCATGGCTAAAAAAGATAAAGGTTTTATAGCTACTCGTAGAGTTCCAAAAGCTGATGCTGAAAAGTTAATTGGTTTTTTTCAATCATTTGGAGATGAACTTCCAAGTGTAAAAGATTTACAAACAAAAATAGAAAAAGAAACTATTACTGTAAGAGAAGCAATTTTATTAGCTTTTTATAATAAAGGAATATCTGCTGATAGTGTTGATGATATTTTAATTACAAATTATGGTCGTGTTAAAGATGGAAATAAATTTAGGTCAAGAACAGATGCAGAAAAAAAATTAATAGAAAATTCATTGAAAAAGAACTTAGAAAAATATATAAACATTTCAAATAGCGATAAATCTAAAACAATAAGTAGTTGGATGAAAGGAATAATAAATTTAGAAACGTATTACGATAAAACATCGCAAAGTCTAGATTCTCCTTTAAAAACTGCATTTAATACTAATTTTATGGTGAACGATCTTTTTCAAGGTGTAACTTCTAGACCAGCAGCGGCAAGTATAATAGGAGATGTAGTCGATGCTGTCTCTTCAAATGTTGTAGGATGGCAATCTGAACCTCTTGTAGGAAACAGAAAACTTCCAAGTTGGCTTCCTGAATTTAAAACACTTAAAGTAGATTTATTAACAAAAGGAATAACTGCTCAAAAAAGAGATTTAATTGGTGCTGAAGGAGCTGCTCCATCTATAGCTAAATCAGTTTCTCCCTCTAAACATTTTGAGACTCTTATAACTTCTTTACAAACTATTCCAGATCAAGATATAAGAAATTTTATGTACATGTCTCATTTTATTCCTACAAGACTAGAAAAGCTATTTAATTTAACTTATGGTGCAGGAAAATCAATTCCTTACTACGATCCTGAAAGACAAATGATTGTTTTTCAACCAGATTTTAGTAAATCAGGTACACTAGAAGAAAGTGGTATGAAAAAGTATCATAATTTTCAAATATCTGATGCTATGGCTGCTTTTATTGAAAACATTAAAAATAGTAAAGGTTTACAAAATGGACAACGGTTATTTCCTGATGATGATGAAGGTAGTTTTTCTAATAAAATTTCCTCTCAATTAGCTTCGCAAGGAGATGAAGGATTTACAAAAAGAACTCAATCACGAGACTACGATTCTTGGGGTAGAAGAGCTATTAAATATGCAAAAGATATGAGAGCAGTAACTTCAACTTTTTATCTTGACACTTTTCCTGATATGTCAAATGCTTTAAAACAACTTATGGGACATGTTCTTAATCCACAAAAAACTTCTGAAGGAAGAACAAATATACAGTCAGCTTATGGTGGAGTAATCGGTGATCCTAATTATATGGATGATGCTGCTAGAATGATGGAAAAACAAGAAGAACTGTTTATAGAACAATGGAGAGAAATGTATCGTGATGAAATATTTGAATATGAAAAAACAACAGGAAGAAAATTAGATTTACGTACAGGTCATCTTCCTTTTCTTGTTAATGTTGATTTTAGTTCAGATGGTATATATAATAAAGATTTCAGTCTTGATTTAAGTAGATTACCAACTAATGTTGAAGGCTCTATGGCTGGTTTAGATGTACTAAAAACAAACCTAAAAGATAATCGATTTATACAAAGACTTCAAAAAGAACTAGAGATTAGTTTTGAAGATGCTAAAAGTACTAAACAAAATTTAGAACGTATCTCTCCGCACAGAGGCGGTATTTCTCCAGAAATTATTTACGATGAAATATTTAGTATGAATCCTGTAGATGAATTTGATAGTGCTACAGATGCACGGAAATTCTATTTAACTGCATTTAATATGCTTGAAGATGATATTAAAGAAGAAAATAAAGCAAAACAACAAAAAGCACAAAAACTACAACCTACGCCTGAAGTTAAAGAAACAAAAGTAGAGACACAACCAACGGATGAACTTGTAGAAGAACCTAAATCTAAAACATCTGAATGGAAAAATCCAGCAGATGTTTTGGATACATCAGAAAATCCTGACTATAAACCAGATCAGGGGATGCCCGACAGAATTTCAGATTGGTTGTACAGCCGACTTAGAGATGGAAACAAACTTAAAAATGTTATTGGTCCTATTATTGCAGGAACAGCAGCAGGGTTAGCATCTTTTCATCCTGTAACACGGCCATTAGCTGGTCCTCTTCTAAAAGAAGCTGGCTTGGAAACTGGTTTACAGACTTTTGATCCTACTACAATAGGGGAAAGACCAGAAGGAGGATTTGCACCGGATTTTGGTCTTCAATTACCGCAATCTTTAGATATGAATGAAATGGAAAACTATCTAAGAGCTGCTCAACGATTTGAGGTAAGCGGTGATCCTAATTTAGAAACTGCTGCTGATAGAATGTATGATCAATATGCTCAGAATTTTCGAGATCAAGCATCTATTGAAGCAAGAAACGATTTAGCTACTCATAAATATACAGAAGAAGACTTCACTACGTCTGCACTTGATAGATATAACTACGCTCAAAGTTTACCTAAACCAAGTGAAATGCCAGAAGTTAATCGTCAAAATTTACAAAAAGATTTTGGAAGAGAACTATTTCAAAAAGATACTAAGGGTGAAACACCTTTAGGAACATTAGAACAGTACGAAGAAGAAATGAGACAATTATTTGATTTACCCACTTAGAAAAAAAAGGAATAACATTATGCCATACGGAAACAAACAGATGTACGGTAAAGATTACATTATGAATCAGATGTCCAAACAGGGCGAGATGAATGATGCAAACGAAAGTGCGCTTTACCGTGAAAAGGCTGAGTTTGATATGAAAATCAAACACGGTGTTCTTATTGAGGACTTTGGTAAAAAGGGTGGCGGCAAGAACGTAGATTCTAAAGTTCTTGGCAGTCTTGCTAGTAAATCTCCTCATAGCTAGAAAATAGTACGAAAGTAATCTTAATATGGATGAATACGAAGAATATAAGCTAGTAGGCTTAGTAAAATCAAGGTTTATGGATGCTGAAACAGGTCGTAGACCTGATGAAGAACGCTGGCTTAAAGCTTATAAAAATTATCGCGGTATCTACGATTCTACCACACAGTACCGTGATAACGAGCGTAGTAAAGTCTTTATAAAGATTACAAAGACAAAGGTACTTGCTGCTTACGGACAGATTGTAGATATTTTATTTTCACAAAACAAGTTTCCTATTACTGTGGAGTCTACACCTGTTCCTGAAGGTATTGCTGAGTTCGCTCATCTTTCGCAGCAACCACAACAACCAGAACAAGAAGAAAGCCCTTATGGTTTTCCCGGTGACGGAAAAGAACTTCCACCGGGTGCTACAGAAGCTACTCTTCTTGCGGGTCTAAGTAATAAGTACGAAGGTGCTAATTTAGAAGAAGGCGTAGCTAAAGCTCCAAATGCACCTCAAATAGCTCCAGCAAGAGAATCCGCACGTTATATGGAAAAGTGCATTCAAGATCAGCTTTTGGATACTAACGCAGTAACTATTATGAGGCACTCTTTGTTTGAGTGTTCTTTGTTAGGCACTGGTGTTGTAAAAGGACCGTTTAATTATAGCAAGACAGTACACAACTGGGCAGTTCCAGAAGAAGGTAGCCCTGAAGGCGAGAAACAGTACGAACCTTACGAAAAGACTGTTCCTCGTTTAAGCTCTGTTAGCTGTTGGGATTTTTATCCTGATCCTTCTGCTACCTCTATTAGTGATTGTGAATACGTTATTGAAAGACACAGATTTAACAGGGAGCAATTGCGTGATCTTCTTAATCGTCCTTTATTCGATGAAGACGCTATTAAACGAGTTCTTGATGAAGGTCCAAACTATCAAGAACGCTATTTTGAAAGTACTTTGTACAATAATGAAAAGGATACTAATAATGAGAAAAATCGTTATGAAGTATTGGAATACTGGGGTATCATGGATACGGCACTTGCGCGAGAAGCTGGTCTTGAAATATCGGAAGATTCGGGACGATCTGTTCAGGTAAACGTCTGGGTTTGTGGTGAAGAAGTTCTTAGAATTGTTTCTAATCCGTTTCTTCCTACTAGACTACCCTACTACTCATTTCCGTTTGAACTCAACCCTTATCAGATTTTTGGTGTAGGTGTTGCAGAAAATATGGAAGATAGCCAGCTTCTTATGAACGGTCACGTAAGAATGGCTATTGACAATCTTGCTTTAGCTGGCAATCTAGTTTTTGACATTGATGAAACACAACTTGTACCGGGACAATCTTATGATGTATTTCCCGGTAAAGTTTTTAGAAGGCAATCTGGTGTAACAGGAACAGCTATCAACGGTATCAAGTTTCCTAATACTGCTGGAGAGAATATTCAGATGTACGACAAAGCAAGACAACTTGCTGACGAACAAACTGGTATTCCAAGTATCATGCACGGGCAGACAGGTGTTACAGGAACAGGAAGAACTGCCGCTGGTTTAAGTATGCTTATGTCCAGTGCAGGATTAAGTATTAAGACTGTTATCAAGAATATTGATGATTTTCTTTTAAAGCCTCTTGGAGAATCTTACTTTCAATGGAACATGCAGTTTAATTCAAACATGCCTGAAATACACGGTGATCTTGAAATCAAACCACGAGGTACAAGCGCAGTAGTTCAAAAGGAAGTACGTAGTCAGCGTCTTACTACACTTCTTCAAACTATTTCCAATCCAATGCTTGCTCCTTTTATCAAGATTCCAAACCTTATAAAAGAACTTGCTATTAGTCAAGATATTGATCCTGATCTGCTTGTAAACGACGTAAATGACGCAGCTATTTTCGCAGATATTTTGAGAGGTATAAATGCACAACCGACAGGCCAAGAACCTTCTCCCGCTGGTCAGCAACCCCCAGCTATGGGAGCCGCTGGAGGAGTACCTCAAACAGTTGGCCCAAATGATGCAGCGGCAACTGGTGGTGGCGGAATCGGAGTTGGAGATGCGCCGATTGCAGGGGAAGCTGGCTTTGCTGGAAACATTGGTGAACCTCAAGGTATCGGCTGAATCAGATTCTAAAATGAAAGAATAGTCTTTAATGGCGTATGCAGATGAATATCAAGGCTTTGTACCAGTTGTAGGAGGTTTTTCTGATCCTTCTATTACTTCTTCTAATAGGTCAAGTGGTTTTATTCCTGTTGTAGGAGGGTTTAGTCAACCTCAATATCAATCGCCTCAATATGATTTTTCTAGTTCAGATAGTTTTATTCCAAAAAAATCAAACTACTATCCAAGCTATGATTTTTCTGCATTTTCGTCACAAGAACCTGAAGATACTTCTGAAGTTATTTCGCCTGTTCCTACTACTCCGATTGTTTCACTAGATGATGTCTCAGATGATGGTTCGGATGATGATGGTGATGATACAGATACAGAAGGTCAAGATACGAATACAGGAGCGGAAAATACTACTGGAGCAATATCTAGTGTTGCTGATGCGCTAGGAATATCCAGTATTACTGATACATTAGGATTCACTGAACCAGATGTTAATACTTATACAGAACCAGATATATTCGGTTCTAATCCTTTTAGTGTAGAAGCTGCTTTCACGGGAGCAGCACAAAACGCTGTTCTAGGTTTCTTAGGTGTACCTGAACCTGTATCTACAGCTATTGGACTTGCTGTAGGGGCAGTTGGTGTTGCAAATCATGCTCAAGCACTTAATAACGCTATAGAACTAGAAGCTGCTATGTGGGGGCAACCACCGGGAAGAACAATAGATTTTTTTAGTGCTATTCCGTCTTATTTAGGACTTGCACCAGCGCCAATTACTGAAGAGGAGGCTGACACGGCTCTCGCGGCAAAAGGAGCATATTTTGCTGAAGGACCATTATTTGGGGAACCTCATGCTGCTGGAGTTCCTAATCAAAAAACCCAACTTGAAATTGAACTAGCACTATATGAAGCGGAAGAAGAAGCGGCAGAAGAAGCAGAAGCATCGGGTCCAGATAGTGAAGGTCACGGACCTGATGATGATATTGAACCCGGCACATTTGGAGCTATTTCAGAAGTCGGCGTAAGTATTGCGGAAGCAATATCACAGGCAGCAGAAGCATCAGCAGCAGAAGAAGCAGAAGCAGCAGAAGCAGCAGAAGCAGCAGAAGCAGCAGCAGCCGGTTTTGATGTAGACGAAGAGGATATAGCAGCAGAAGAGATTTCTGAAGCAACTTCGGAAGAAGCAGCAGAAGCAGCAGCAGCAGAAGCAGACGCAGAAGCAGCAGCAGATGTAGCAGAAGCAGAAGCAGAAGCAGAAGCTATGTCCGATCCTGATGATGATGATGATGGCGATGACGAGGGAGGTGATGATGGCGATGATGATGGTGGTGGTCCTTGTTGGGTTGCTGGAACACAAATCTTAATGAAGGACGGTTCTTGTAAAAATATTGAGAATTTAAAAATAGGCGATATGGTTATGTCCTTTCCAGAAAATTCTAAGATTAGACGTTGGAACACTTCACTAGAAGCTAAACCTATTATTAATCTTTTAGTATCTAAAGCTAATATATGGCATTTAAATGATTCTATGGTTTCTGAAAATGAATGGATGGTAAAATCAGATGGAACAGCTAGTCTTGTACAGTGGTTAAATGTTGGTGACGAACTTATGGATCAAGATGGAAATAAAGTAAAAGTTTATAGAAATGAACCTGCTGAAGGAAAACTTTCAAGACAAGTTGTTTATAACTTTGAATCAGAAAATAATTACTCTTACATAGCAAATAATATGAGAACATTAAAAGGTAAAGCAGTAAGAATGGCTGAATCTAAAATGAATAGTTTTAGCGAAGGTTATTTTTCTGATGAAGGCAGCAGTATGAAGCAAGGGTGGAGTATGCAAGACGAGTACAGAAGAAAATTCGGTAGTTAATTTTACAAACAAAAAGGAAAGATAAAATGGCATTAGTAGATAGACCAGAAATGATGGATGCAGAACAAACATCACCACCTCCCTTACTAGAAAACGATGCTTTGGAACTGGGAATGGTGAATGAGGCTGAAGGTGCTTTGCCAGATGAAGGCGGTGTAGAATCTATGAAAGATGATGTCTCTGCAACTGCTCAAGAAGGTGATTTTATTCTTCCTTATGAAAGCCTTCTTTTTTATGGATTTGAAAAGATCAATGAAATAGTAAGAAGTGCTATTGAGCAACTTGGCCCAGAAATTGATCTAGAAAATGTTGACGAAGGAGCGGAAGTTCCTATTCAAATTTCTAACTTTGAATATCGTATTCCAAGCAGATTGGTTCCTATTATTGGTGAAGAAGAATTGGAAGCTATTCGTACTAAAGGTTTAGAATTTAGAGATCAACTAGAATCTGTAAGAACTGAAGGTTTTGTAGAAAGAGATGCTCCTTCTCCAGAAGAAGACATGCCAATGCCTTCAGAGCAAGATATGGCTATGGCTGAAGCACCTATGCCAATGCCACAAGAAGCTCCAGCCATGCCTATGCCACAACAAGCTCCAGCCATGCCTATGATGAAAGGCGGCGGATACGTTCCTATGCAAGGTGTTGGTGGCGTAGACAATCCCGGTTTCAACAATCCTTTACAACCTCCTACAAAGACTATGGAAGAACAGACTTTGGATATGAGAGGTGGAGGGCTTGTACAAAAAAAGAGATAAGACTGAAGAAAGTCTTTAAACGGAGCGGCTACCCGATTCAATATTGGCCCCGCTAATTAACACTACTCCTCTGAACGGCTACCCGACTACGTGTCGGCCCCAAGAGAAAAAGGAGATAAAAATGACTGATACAACACAAGAAGAAGAATTACTAGAGCCTACCCCATATGAAAATGCGTACAGGCGAACATTGAATGAACCAGAGTGGGATGATCAACTGGACCCCGCTGTAGAACAAGCGGCTACTCCTAGAAAGTCTGATGGTGTAGTTCAAAGAGAGGAACACGACTACAAAAAGCGTTATGACGATCTCAAGAAACACTATGATTCCAAACTTAATGAATGGCGTCAAAATCGAGAGATCATGGAAGCAAAGCTTAAAATGTCTGAACAACCTGTTAATGTTGCTCAAGAACTTCCAAAGACACGCGAAGAACTGGATAACTTTAGAGATCAATATCCAGATGTTTACGATGTAGTCGAAACTATCTCTACTCTTCAAGCACAAGATAAAGTAAAGGAAGTTGAAGAGAAACTTGAAAGTCTGAGAGAAAAAGAAGTAGAAGCTGAAAGAGTTACTTCAGAAAAACAACTTCTTGCACTTCATCCAGATTTCAACGAACTTAAAACTGACGAAAACTTTATCAATTGGCTTGATGAACAACCTGAAAATATATCTGATGGCGTGTATCACAACAACACAGATGTAAAATGGGCCGCTAGAGTAATTGATCTTTATAAAGGTGATATCGGTCAATCAAGGTCTAGACGTTCTAATTCAAAACAAACTAATGCAGAAGCTGCACAAGTTGTTACAAGAACCAGTAAAGGTTTAGAGCCTTTAGGTTCTGATAAGAAAGTTTGGACCATTGAAGAAATCTCCCGCTTAAAACCGTGGGAATATGAAAAACTAGAGAAAGAGATCGACGCTGCTGCCCGTGATGGGCGTGTCGTTGACTCGCTTTAACCTTTAACCAAAATTAAGGAGAAACAAAAATGGCTTTTACTCGCGCTGGTGGGTATCAGAATTTACCGTCAGGTAATTTTGTACCTACAATTTACAGCCAAAAAGTTCTCAAGTTTTTCCGACGCGCATCGGTAGCTGAAGCAATCACCAATACCGACTATGCTGGTGAAATTGAGAATTTTGGCGATACCGTGAACATCATCAAAGAACCATCCATCACGGTGCGTTCTTATGCTAGAGGTTCGACGGTAAATACAGAAGATTTGTCTGATGACCAGATTCAACTGGTTGTTGATCAGGGCAACTACTTTGCCTTTAAGGTCGATGACATTGAAGAACGTCACAGTCATCTTAACTTTGAATCGCTTTCGACTTCTTCGGGTGCTTACTCGTTGAAGAAAGCGTTCGATTATAATGTCCTCAAGAACATTTACGACAATGCCGCTGCTTCCAGTGGCACTCTTGCAACACAAAGCACTTCTGCCGATACTGGTGATGAAGTTGCTAATCTGGTTGCACAGGCTGCTCGTAATCTTGACGAGAATGATGTTCCTGAAGAGAATCGTTGGCTTGTGGCACCACCACAGTTCTACGAAGTTCTTAGAGGAGCATCGTCTAAGGTTATGGACATGTCGGTCACAGGTGGCGGTTCCTCGCCTCTTTTGAACGGCAAAGTAACTGCCCAACAGTTGCATGGTTTCGACCTGTATCAGTCCAACGCTATTGCAGTTGGTTCTACAGGTACTGCGGCTACGCATACTTTTGGCTCTGGTACAAACTCTGGTGAAACTCTTATTCTGTATGGGCATCAAAGTGCTGTTGTTACTGCTTCGCACATTGCCAAGACAGAAGTGATTCGTGACCCCGACAGCTTTGCTGACATTGTTAGAGGTCTTCACGTTTTCGGACGTAAGGTTCTCAAAGGCAGTGGCACTGGCTTCAAGGGCGCGTTCAAGGGTTTGCTGGACTTAGACAGTTAAAAGGGAGGACTGAAAAATGGCTACTTATACTATTACAGGTGGTGGCACTACAGGTCTTTCCTCTAGTGCGCCTAAAGTTCGCGTAGCAAGCGTAGTTGTTGACTTCTCGTCTACTACGAATGCTGCGGGTGATGTTTTTGAGTGTATTGAAGTTCCAGCAAATAGTTATGTTGTTACTGCTGGTGTTGATATTCTTACTGTTGGAACAGGCAGTGGAACTATCTCTCTTGGAGATGGTGATGATGTCGACCGTTATGTAGCGGCTGTTGTTATGACAGCGGCTGGTCAGAAAACTATCGTAGCTCAAGCTGGTACTAGTGTTATGGGTACTACTTCTGCGGGATACGGCATTTATGCTGATTCTGATACAATTGATATTGTTACTGCGACTGCTGCCGTAAACGGTGTTTGCCGTGTTTGGGCAATTATTGCAGATGTTGATGGTATTGGTGACGGTCAAGGTCAAAAGGTAACTTTCGCCTAACCTGATCTAAAATTGTGTGGGGGAGATTAATTTCTCCCTCACACTTCATATCTTTTTAATTCTTTTAAAACAGCATGGATGAAAAATGGCTACATTTCTAGCACTGACGAATAGAATACTTAATGAGTTAAATGAACCTGAACTTACTTCAGGTACTTTTACAAGTTCTAGAGGTATTCAGACTATCGCTAAGAACATGGTAAATAAAAGTGTTCACGATATCTATAATTCTGAAATAGAGTGGCCTTTTATTCATAGCGATCAAACTGACTCTCTTACTGCTGGAACACAAGAATATAGCTTTCCTTCTGATCACAGAAAAGTTAAAGTAGGTACGTTTATTCTTGTTCCTTCTAATCTTATTACAAACGGTACGTTTGATTCTAATATTAATTCTTGGTCTACAACATCTGGTAGTCCATCTCACTCATCAGGTGTTATGAGACTTAACTCCGCTGGCGCAGAACAATCATTTAGCACTGTAGTAAATAAACAGTATGTTCTAAGATGCCGTACATTTGGAGGTGATCTTACTTTAAATATAGGAACTGGTTCTGGTGGAACTCAAATAGATACACAAACATTAAGTGTTGACAACGTAGGTGACGGACAGTATCATGCAATTAAGTTTGCTGCTACAACAACTACAACATATGTAGGATTTGTTAACTCTGCTTCTGCTAATTACGATGTAGATAATGTAGAAGTATCTGAAGATATTCCACCAAGACGATTAAAATTCTTGTCGTATGAGGAGTGGTACGAGAAATTTTCAGCAAGAGATTTAGACCCTACTCAAAAGGAACAGTTTGGTCTTCCTGAGTATGTGTACGAAACATTTGATGATAAGTACGGTCTTACTCCTATTCCAGATAGAAGTACTATAAGTGTAAAGTACGAATATTACAAAGTACACACTGATTTAGATGCACATGGCGACACGCCTGATCTTCCATCGCGATATGACGATGTAATAGTAAACAGAGGAAAGTATTATCTGCACATTGTAAGAGCTAATATGCCAGCAGCGCAACTTTCTGAAAAAGATTATAAAGAAGGTTTATCCAGAATGAGGATTGAACTTATAAATAAAAGAAATTATATTTTTGCATCAGGATTGCATATCTAATGACACAACAAGTTACTTCCAGTATCGTTACCGTAAGTGGCGGTCTTATTCTTGATCAAGACGTTTATTCAACGCCGCCGGGAGCAGCTTCAATTTTAAGTAATTTTGAACCGTCTATTTTAGGAGGATACAGAAGACTTGAAGGAACTGCAAAATATTCTTCTTCTCAAGTAAACGGTTCTAATGTTGTTCAAGGTGTGTTTGTGTACAATGATCAAGTCTTCGCCATTTCTAACGGCACGTTAGCTCGTAGTTCAGGAAGTACTTGGACAAGTGTTACAACAGGTCTTAACTCAAGCGGAAGGTATATAGGAGAAAGATTTAATTACGAAAATACGGAAAAACTTATTCTTGTGAATGGAGCGGATGCTCCTCGCGTTCTTACTGGAAATACTGTTGCTACTATATCTTCTAGCGGAGTTGAAGGCGCTCAATACGTAGCTTCTTTTAGAAATCACATGTTTTATGCAGGAATGTCTTCAAATCCACAAGAAATAGTTTTTTCTGCACCATTTAATGAAGATGATTTTACATCAGGAAATGGTGCTGGCTCTATTAAGGTTGACGATAGTGTTACAGGATTAAAAGTTTTTCGTGATAACCTTTTCATCTTTTGCCGCGATAGAATATTCAAACTTACAGGAAGTGGATTAGCTTCTTTTGCTATTGAGAATGTTTCTAGATTTATTGGCTGTTTAGATGGATTTAGCATACAGGAGATAGGAGGTGATCTAGCGTTTCTCGGTCCTGATGGTATTCGCACAGTGCAAGGTACTGCTAGGATTGGCGATATCGAATTAGGTTCAATTTCTAAACCTATTCAAAGAAGATTTGAAGGCATTATACTAGACAGAATTAGTTCTGTTGTTATAAGAGAAAAAAGTCAATATCGTTTATTTACACCTTCAACAGGCGGTATTGAAAAAGCAGCAAAAGGTATAATAGGTGTTATTAAAGCTACTCCTCAAGGTGGTATAGGTTGGGAGTGGTCGGATTTAAAAGGCATCAAACCTTCTTGTTGTGATTCTCAATATATAAGTAACAGCGAAGTAGTTGTACATGGTGCGTATGATGGTTATGTATATCAACAAGAAAGTGGTAATACTTTTGCAGGAACTAATATACGAGCATCTTATCGTTCTCCTGATCTTACATTAGGTGACGCGGGTATTCGTAAAAATATGCAAAGAATAAATGTTAACTACGATTCAGCGGGTGAAGTAGACCTTATGTTAGGTGTTAAGTTTGATTTTGAAAATGCTGATATTCCACAACCAGCTAACTACAGTCTTACTACTCAAGTTTCACACGCTTTGTATGGAAGTACAACATACGGTGGATCGACATACGGATCAGAAGGTTTTCCAATTGTGAGACAACCTATAGAAGGAAGTGGATTTACGGCAGTTGTTAAAATTGACGATACATCAAGTAATCCACCTATTACGTTAAAAGGTTTTCAATTAGAATTTACACCGGGAACAAGGATGTAGAAAAATGGGTACAGCTTATTCAGCTAGACAAAGTAGTTACACACAAGGCGATACTATTGACGCTGATGATTCAAATGATGAATTTGATGCTATTTTAGCAGCGTTTGGAACTAGTGGACACTCACATGATGGTACTGCCGGTGAAGGTGGAGCAATTGCTAAACTTCTAAGCAATACTCTTACATTTGGTGCTGCTACGGCTGGAACAGATATTACCATTACGTTTGATGGCGAATCAAATGATGGTGTTCTTGCTTGGATGGAAGATGAAGACTACTTTAAATTCTCTGATGATATTCTTGTTAATTCTACAGAAAAGATTATGTTTGGAGATACTGCTTCATTTATTCATCAAAGTTCAGATGGTGTTCTTACTATTGATGGCGAAGCTACAATTGACCTTAACGCATCTACAGCAGTTCTTGTAAGTAACGATCTAAAACTTAACAGCGATGCTGCTGTATTAGGTTTTGGTGCAGATAATGATGTAACACTAACTCACGTTGCTGATACTGGTGTGCTTTTAAATGGCACAATGGCTATTCAGTTTAATGACGCTTCTCAATATATCAACGCTCCAAGTGCTACTGTACTTGATATTAATGCTACAGATGAAGTTGAACTTAACGCTACATTAGTTGATGTAAATGCTAATCTTGATGTAAGTGGTACTTATACTGGTGGCGGTCTTATGACTACTGGCGGTAACATTGTTATTCCTAATGCTGGTAATATTGGTTCTGCCAGTGATACTGATGCTATATCCATCTCTTCCGGTGGTGTTGTAACAATGAATCAAATACCAGTATTTAGTGCTGGTATTAATGTTTCAGGTGGAACAATTGCTGGTACTCTTGCTACTGCCGCTCAAGGTAATGTTACTTCTCTTGGAACTCTTACAACTCTTACAATAGATGATATTATCATTAACGGTACTAATATTGGTCATACTTCTGATACTGATGCAATAGCCATCTCATCTGGTGGTGTTGTAACAATGAATCAAATACCAGTATTTAGTGCTGGTATTAATGTTTCAGGTGGAACAATTGCTGGTACTCTTGCTACTGCCGCTCAAGGTAATGTTACTTCTCTTGGAACTCTTACAACTCTTACAGTTGATAATATTATTATTAACGGTACTACTATTGGTCATACTTCTGATACGGATTCAATAACAATTGCTTCTGATGGTAAAGTTACTTTTTCACAAGCAATACTAGCTGGAAGAACCTCCTCTACTATCACTTCAAATGCGCTGCAAGCATCTCTTCAAGTAATGGGGAATGACTACAATAGTTCATCTATTTCTGCGATGAGATGGGGTGCAAATGCTAATGGAGCAACATTAAATCTAGGAAAATCAAGGAACGCCACCGTTGGAAGTAATACAGTTGTTAACAATAGCGATGAGTTAGGAAGGATTGATTTTAGCGGTGATGATGGGACAGATTATCAAACGCTTGCCGGTCGCATTAGCTCCGTTGTAAACGGTACACCCGGCACTGGAGATATTCCTGCTGACCTAGTTTTCTCTCCGGGTGACGGCGGCTCGGTTGCTGAAGCTCTACGTCTAGCGGGTACTGGGTTAGCTGCCACATTCAAGGGTAACATTGTTATTCCTAATGCTGGTAATATTGGTTCTGCTTCTGACACAGATGCAATGGCAATTGCTTCTGACGGTAAAGTTACTTTTTCACAAGCAATGATTGTTCAAAATCAAGTCATCGCTACTTCACTAGATATATCTGGTGATGTTGATATTGATGGCACAACAAACCTAGATGCTGTTGATATTGATGGTGCTGTTCAAGCTGATGGCGCAATTACAGTTGGCGTAGACGGTACTGGTTATGACGTTAAATTTTTCGGCGATACGTCTGGCAAATACATGCTATGGGACGAAAGTGCTGATGTCCTGCATCTGCCTGACAACACAAAATTAAGGCTTG